TCTCCTAATTATGCCTCGATGAGTATAGGTTATGGCGGAAGTATCTTTGGTGACTTTCCTGTTGGCGGAGTCACCACCCACATAGCACAATATTTAGACAGCAATATTCCTCTAGGAAATCCATATTCAAATACAATTATTGGATCTGTTAATCCTTCATTTGCACCACGTATTACTATAGTTGGCGATGATACTGGCCGCGCCATTTTCCTATATGCAAGACCACAAGGCGGCGGCAGCAATGGATTTGTAACATTTGGACTACCAGATAATGAACCAACTCCACTTCCAGCAAACTCAAATAGGCCGTTTATATATGGTGGCAATAACCAGGGAGATTATGGAACTATTCAAGCAAGATGGGGAATAAACTTCAATGTAGGATTTACATACAGAGATTTCGTACCAGAAATGTGCGGTCTAGCTGGGTGGGCTAACGCTGATGGTATTTCAGGAACTTCTCCTGTATACGCAGCCAACGCAGGAGACTGCCCATTTACTACCACTACTGAGGTGTTACCTTGGGAATTATGGGGAGGCGTAGCAACGGATCCTGGTCTTAATTTGCCATTTCCCGCTACCGGCAATACCGTATATGGTCTCAATCAAAGATTACTTGGCACTGCTCCGTTTATCAGACAGGGTAGAACTAATTTTGGCGCATTTATACAAAGCACAGAGAATACCGCTTCACTTACTGTAACTGAAGCAAGCAATACATCACCAATACAGATTACTACGTCTGCTGCTAATAGTTTAACAACAGGTCAGACGGTTGTAATTTCTGGCGTTAATGGAAACACAGCAGCTAATGGAACTTTTGTGATCACAGTAGTAGATAGCACTCACTTTACATTAAATGGTACGACGGGCAATGGAGCATATACAAGTGGTGGTACAGTAAATGGAACTGCTCGTTGGATACATTTACAAAACGGAATTTATCTAGCTTGGAATGGAGCTGGTGGATTGGTACCATAACATGGCATTAGTTAGCGATCAAAATAACCTATTTAATTTCAATGAATTCCTTAATTATCGTGGTCAATATTCTGGTAGCCATGGAACTCAGGATTTTAATGAGATATTTTTCACTATTACTTACAACTCTAGTACACAAATTGAAGGACTTAATTCCACTGCCTTGGTGACTACTGGATTTAATACCTACTACAAATTACAAGGATATAATACTACAACTGGCCAGTATGAAGTATGGTATTCTACCAACTCAATTAATTTGAGTCCACCAAGTGGAAATTTACTTTCTAATATTGAAGTGGTACTTACTTGGGTTGATCGTTAATTTTCTTTGCAAATTTGTAATATTCAAAAGATACTTTCAAAATGGTGTCTACATCTTTTGAAAATGCAACTCTTTGTTTAGCTTTATGTTGCTTCATATTGAATGTTTGCGCAGCTCGTTTTGCGTCTTCAGAAAGCCAAAATTTATGAAACCTACCAGGATTTTTAGCATAGACTGGATCGTATTTTGGTATGCTAAAAAATTTAGCAGGATCAACATAAGATCCATGGTCTTTAATACCAAAATGTAAATGAGGCCAAGTTCTGCCGGCTTCCGTAGTAACAAGAGGATTTTTAGGATCACCTGGGTTACCAGTATTGCCTACAGTTCCAATAATAGAATTTGAATCTACTTTATCTCCCTTCTGTACATTAGCAGTAGAAAGATGAGCATAATAAGACCAATGGCCATCAGGGTGCATGACACCTACAATGTTACCGCCTCTTCCATCGGTATCTACTGTATCAACTGTGCCAGCAGCAATAGCGTACACTGGGGTTCCAGCAGGCGCTCCCATATCAACACCCAAATGACCTCGACCTTTGGCGGCCTTGGGATCATCATCAAATCTCTTCATGGCCGGATCAAATCCACCCAGGTTATGCCACGACCCATGAATTGGGGCTGTCCAGCCACTAGGCGACCCTATAAATTGACTTGCCGGTGTCGTTGTAGTACCAGCCACTGGAGGGCTCGGAGTATTTATACGGCTAATCAGGGATTTTAATTGGTTTAGCAAGCCCTGAAAAAAGCCTTCAGATGAATCTGCCATACCTTAATACTTCGTTATCGATATGGATGTAGATCATGAACTTTAGCTACCCATGCGAAAAAATCTTCTTGAGTTCTGTCGAGTTTAGCCTTATTACAGTAAATACAAGAGGGAACCACATTATCTATGTCATGAGGTAGTTCACTATTTATTCTATCTAGCCCATTATAGATGAAGTAACCAAGTGCTTGACGTTCCTTCGAGTATTTACTTTCTTTGGTAATATAGTAGTTAGTTTTATTTGAGGGCGGGGCGCCACAATAGAAGCATTCTTTTTGACTAAGAGATAAAAAATCATCAAAAGATAAGTTACCATCAGAGTATCTACGATATACAATTTTTGCAGTAGCTATTCTAGGTTCTGATTTACCTTTTATCTTGGGGTTTTTATTAGATGCTCCAGTAAGTTGTTTGCTGGCATTTTCTGAACGCAAACATCCGCAACTATTTGTCTGTCCCGTTTTAAGTTTGTTAAGTAGTACAACTTTTTTGCTGCCACATTCGCAAACACATAACACTCTTCGCTGATGAAACTTATTGAAATTGGCCAAGCTAACGATAGTAAGTCTTCCAAATTTTTGATTAACCAGTTCTTCTTGCATACAATTATTTATCGTTATGCATAGAAACAATCAAACATATCCAAAAGTATCACCTGTAGGGGTTCCGACGACAAGAGTAACATATAAGGGTATCATCTGGCTGGTTAGGCGCAGCATACCGATAAAAATCTTTACATATCTTACAGGTTAATCCATCTATAGATTCATGAATGGCTGCGACCATGTTACCCTGTATATAAATGACCTCTTCGTTGAGAAATTTTCTATCGATACCGAGAGTTTTACATTGCTGTTTATCAGCAATAAAAGTCCCCTTCAATCCATAATAGTGGGGAACATACAAATAGACCCCATGATTATCAACTGCAACAACCTCGAAGGTCTTAATCTCATCATAGCTTTTGTAAGGGCTGACTATGGTGGACGCCTTCACACGACAATCAACTCGGTCTCCCGGTTTGAGTTTCGTCATTCCATAATGTGAAATTATGGCGTCATCTTCCTCATCATCAAGCAAATCACGATCATGAGGTAGAGCTAAATTGATGAAGATCACTTAAGTAGTTGGTTCTTCGTAGAAGTTTACAGACACACCCTGGTTTACCAGCTCTTCGGTAAGCATATCCTGCAAAGCAGGTAGCGCATCAGTTAATTGAGTTGAGACATGAACGGTAGCCTTCTCATACTTAGCTGATTTACATACTTCTTTTAAACAAGTACGAAGTGCATCATCATTAGTAGAAAGCTGATCGTCTTGGCATAGTAAACTAACTACCCAGGTATCACTTTGGACTGCAAGAGTATGAATGGCACCTAGCTTATACTTACCATCACGAGTAGTATACCAACCACGAACCTCTCTCTTTACGGTAGGCCATTTCTTCTCAAATAGAGAATACATTGGTCCCTCTGCTTTACCACCCATGTTAGCTACATTTAACACAAATCTGAGGCCAGCATTTTGCGGGGAAACAATACTTCCCTGAATTACTTTAACTCTACCTTGTGGTTGAAATAACTTGGCAGTTTGATTGCTATCTTTATTCATATTGTATCCTTTTAGATCGACCCTACAAGATGAATATATCATCCTTTGTGGGGTCTTGGATAAGATGTGCTTCAAAACTTTCCATTTCAGCCTTAAATAGCTCTTCTTTATAATTGGGACCAGTAATATCTTCTAATGAAAATCTAAAAGGTTTGAAGCCAAACTTGGCACCTATTTCAAGGTTCTCTTGTAAATCATCAAAATAAGGACAGCCATGAAATTCGGGATGTAATTGAAGAAAACTATAATAATAGACTAAATTAGGTTTACGGGCACCAACCTCACAACTAAAATGGTGTATACCTTCTCTAAAGAACTTATTATGGCCTAGAATATTGCGCATTCTAACAGCATGTTCTAGACCAACATTTGAAAGTAAGGCTATCTTGATATTATGCTCTTCACATATCTGATCTATTCTTTCAAGTAACCAGTCGGCCGGTATTATACAATTATTCCACTCTTCAATTAACTCATCTCTTAGTACTGAAGATTTGATATGAAGATGGTCAATTAATTCATCTTTCATTACCGTTAATCCCAGGTCATGTAATTTTTGACTTCGGTTCATAAAGTATGTAGCCTCTTCAACCGAAAGATTAAGAGTTTTAGATAACTTGTTGATGAAGCCGGGGAAATTAACATTGACAAGAACATTACCAATGTCAAAAGCAGCATACTTCATAATTCACCTATATGTTCATGTAGATATTTGACTGAATCAGAATAAACTGGTTCAATCAAAGACTGTTCTGGCAAGCTATCTGAATAAGTCATAATACTGCCGATACCTATCTTCTGAGCAAGCTGACTGTTAGTAAGAGACTCAGCGTCTTCATAGTCGGGGAAGATTAAAGCATATTTACCATTGTAAAACGCGTCTGCAAGAAAACTTGTTTGCCCTTGACAAGCGTAGAAAACGGAATTTTTTAGATTACAGTAGTATTCGTCCACGATCCTTATATCCTTAACTTGCGGGTTCTGATAGCGTTCGCGCGGCTCATTAATAAAAACAACACTGTCAGGATATTTTTTCATGAAGGCTATCAGTTTTTTATCAGAAACTGAAAGGGCAGCCGTCATAAAATGTTGACAAGGTACGTACCCTTTGGCAATTCGGTGATAAGGTCGAATCCAATGAAAACCATCCAATAATGAGGGCGGCTCAGCCATATCCCCATAATGAGAGTATACAAAATTACGATTGGAGTTATCTAGAATATTTACCATTCTTTGCGAATGTAGCGTATCTCTATTCAAAGCGTGTGCATGATATTTAAACAAACCAAGATTGTATTTTTCATTCCTAATCAGAGCAAAATTAATCAATGATGAACTACACTGCCACAATGGAATATTTAACTCATTAGCTACACAACTTGTAAAGTATTCTAGGTCACTAATTATTAGATCCGGCGCAAAGCTCTTTACCTGCTCTAAATAAATACTAAGATTATCACTATGTAATGATATCAAGTCTGGCCTATAGATATTTAGAAGAGCATCAAGAGTCCAGTCAATATTAATGTCTTTGGGAGATGATTTTTTGAATGCAGCAATCTTAATTTGATGTTTAGACCCTTCCATTGCGCTTAAAAAGCGCAAGAGTTGCAATTTAGCATTTTGGTTATGGGCTGCTGCATACAGAATTTTCACAGGATGCCGTGTTCTTTGCCTAACTTGATTAGCTTTTGCATCAATTCAACTTGCTTGTCAAAAACTTCCGCAGTGGCTTTGACGTCAGCAGCCGCGGTATGGGCCTTCTCATTTTTGACTCCATACTTTTTGACCAAACTATTGAGACTATATCCTTCAGCAAATTGTCCTTTACAGTAGTCCATAAACAATTCTATAATCATTGTGTCGATTAATCGACGACCAAATGGAAATGAGTCATCCGAATTGCACTTAGACCAAAATACTTGCAGGCGCTCTTTATCGAAGGCAATATTTTGCCCAATCAAAAAACGCTTTTCTGCTGGGACTCCATCTTCAGCCAGCCAATTTTCAATGTTAACCAGAGTACTAGCAGGATCTAGATAGCGTTCGCGCCCCTCTTTGGTCTTGTGTAAAAGATCCTCTAACTTATGACCATTTATTTTCAACGAAGTTGAATCAATGGTTTCTGGTGTTAATGGTTTGAAACACCAAGTCTTTTGGCCATTATCGCTATCGTCACCAATGCGGCGCAACGATAATTCGATTATATCATGTTCGTGAGAGTCTAATCCAGTAGTCTCAATATCGGCAACATAAAATACATAATTCATACAATACTCCTCTAGCGCTGATCGCTCAAGTCAATGTAAGAATCAGTGGAGGACTGTCAACCCTTATTATTTCAATTTTTTCTTGATCTCATTTTTTAGAGAATTGAAAGACTTAATACCTTGCTTATATTGAGTAATTAGAAAATTCACTCCGTCAATTGTACGAAGAAACTCTTTTTCCTTATTGGTTAGTTTAGTCCCCTCTACAACGAACATAACTTTATTGTCTTCAAAAATTTTCCATTTTTCACCTTTGTTAGGCATGGAAACTCTTTTGACCCTAATTACTTTTTCAGCAACATCATCTTCCTCATGATACAAATCATATTCAAATTTACTTAAATTGTATTTGAGATTACCGTCCTTTGCCTCTTCCGAGCCACCAGGGGGTAAATTTGGGGTCTGTTCTGTATTAGGTTTATTCTTATTGGTAGGAGTAGCCATTTGATTTTCTTATTTATAGTTTCAAGAATTAAGGGTCATTTACATACTGCGTCCGCCGCAATAATGCCCATAATCCCAGCAGCTAATATACCATGAATACCCGCACTTTCGCCAGCTACAAACATTCTATCCACTTCAGTTTCCAAATTATCTCCAATGTTTATTGATGGAGCAGAAGGGATGATAGTGGGAACATGAAAGTACGCTTTAGTAGTAATTTCTGGTATAATAATTGACAGTTCTTCAATAGCTAGCTTAAGCCAATTATATTCTTGAATGACAGATATTCTACTTTTCTCATTTAAAATAGCCGAGATTCTTTCCTTAACAATTCTATCATTTGCTAATACAAATGCTAACTTACCCATTCTGTCAGTTTCTTCAAACCCAGAACCAGGGAATGGTCTATTGCCAATAAGATTAAAAGAAACCTTATCTGTTTTCCATCTATTTTCATTAGAGCGAAATGCTGAAATTGCCAAATCTAAATGATCTTCTGGAATAACAGTTCCAAACCATGACAATGGTCCCACTTCTAATTCTGGCTTGGTCAGTGTACAGTTAGATTTATTAAAGTCTTTCATAACACTAGAGCTAGCTTCCACACGAATACCAAAACGAGCAATGTCATTACTATCTATAATACCAAAGCTCTTGTAAAGTTCTCTAGCCCAGCGCCAACCGCTACGACCTACTGCCACAATAATTTTCTTACAACGATATTCTTGATCTTCAGTAGAAATAACAAAAACATTCTTTTGTTTGACAATCCTAATAACTTCACTATCAAAATTGAAAGTAATGTTTTTGTCCTTTTCAATTACTTCTGCCATATATTTAGACAGGGCATGAATCTCTTTTGGATATACTTGAACATAATCATTGAGAGTAACTTCATACCCCAATTTCTTTATTTTCTTATCCATAGCCACAGATAATGGACGATCTTTAGTCACCTTAAAATCATCAATTTCTTCTAAAATATGTCTAAACCAAGTATGAGCAGATTTGGCCCTACGAAGGCCAGTTAACTGCGCGACCTTCCCTACATCAGTTTGATATAATTTACCATCACTATTTGGAAAACAGCCGAGCCAACCTTCCAGTTGCCTCCTACGCTTCATAGGAGGGCGACCCAAATCAAATAGAATAGCTTTAACGTTCTTATGGTCCTTCGCAAGTTTTAACGTTGCAAAAGCTCCAGCTACACCAGCACCAATAATACCGACATCAAAATCTTTCATGCCTAGTAGTTATATCAAAAGCTTATCCTTTTTTGGGACCAAAACTATGCCAAGTGGTGGTTGCTTTAGCAGGAATTATTTTGTTTTTTTCCCACCATGTTTGGCAAGCTTTTTTGAAAGGTTCACCATATTTTTGTTTCAAGATAGCAGCAAATTGGGTAGCTTTAGCGGGTAGAGCTGGGCTAGTAACCACACTGAATGTAACATTCATATTTTGGTCTATATTAATGCTAGTTGCAACATTAACACTAGCATCTAGATCTAATTGATCAGCTATTGGAAATAAATCATCAGGTTTTCCCAACAAACCTGCTGCAACTAAAGCGTCTGCAATATCTCCGGGCTGAGCGGGCATGGCTAGTTTTTCAGCCAAAGAAATTTTACGAGCAAAACGATCTGCTAGTTTGAAAATTTTATCTACGGAACTCATGGTACTCCTGTTATGGAACTGTTGATATTAAAGTATATCTATTTCTGGTAGGATCGTAAGCCCATGTTGCCGATCTATTATTGGTATTTAAAATAGTCGGCGAGGCATAAGTGCCCGGAGAAGTTGGGCTTTCTAAGGTTCTACCATTACCCTGTACTGTTATATTATTAGTTGCAGCATTATTATTTGCATCCTTAACAGTAAATCTCATATTAACTTGTGGTGTGGCGGGGGCGGTAACAGTAGTTGTACCTCCCAAAGTATCACACAGTACCAATTGATCAAATCCAGTTACAGTGGTGCTTCCTCCGCCCGGCACATTTACTACTGAAGTATAACCTGCATTTGGAGACACATTGTTAGTTAGTGAAGAAATCCATGTTGTACCATTATACACAAATGTTGCTTGTGTAAAATTAGTCATTATTGTAATGCTAGCAAAGCCACCATCAATATTAACGCCGTTTCCTGAAACTGTAATATTGAAAGTTCCAGCACTACCATTTGCATCTTTGATGGTATAAGTATCACCAACTGTTGGAGTGGCTGGCAAGTTAACAGTACATGGAGCAGCTAATGTTCCAATACTAATAATTTCATCACTAGCAGTTACGTTAACTGTAGTTGCAGTAGTAGTAAGTACTTTTACCCTTCTACCTATGTTAGTAATAAATTTAGTAGTACTTACGCTGGCTACATTTGTAGTGGCTGCAAGTAAGTTTATACCGGTATTACCCTGTAACCATAAAGTTCCTTCGTCTGGACCGCCAGCAAATGTCTTAAAAATTGTAGCTTGTCCTCCGGTAGTTGTTAAGGCTCCAGAAACATGTGCAAAACTTAGAAATGGCCCAGTTAAACCAGCTTGGGAGAAAGAAGAAGAGCTAGTTCCCAAATCACCAATAGTCCATACACCGGATTGAAAAATACGACCACTAACTGCACGGTTAGTACCATCACCTTGGACTTTACCAAAAACAAGTGCGGCTGTAGTTGGTCCAGACTGTTCAATTACTGCTTGACCGGCATAGTTTGCTACAGAAAAAGTAGTGCCTGGTGCTTGAATACTAATACCATTAGTGCTAGCAGCGCCAACACCAGTGTTATAAACACCAACCGCCGCCCTATGAGCATTAGCTCCAGAGAAAAACTCTTGCCATATGCTACCAGCAGCATTACCACCAAAAAAATAATCAGTACCAGCAACTGGACCTACACCATTAGGTCCAGTAAAAGTGGAGGTTGCACTTGGGCCAAGTCTAAGTATTCTATTGGCATCAAAATAGCCCGCTAAGGATGCACCAACTAAAAATTGAACTAAACCAGCAGTAGTACCAGTGCCACTTTGTAATACAACGTTACCACCGAATGTAGTCGCATTCTGGGCTCTATAAGTTAAGTTTTCTCCTGTAGTGCCACCTGTTGTTACCTGAGTAATAGTTGGGCTGGTAATACCAGATCCAAAACTTACAACTCCAGAAATACCAGTCAAACCAACAACAGAAATAGGGCCTGGATAAGTGCCTAATAAATCGCCACTAGCCGTACCATTAGGGCCCGGAGGTCCGGCTGGACCTGTAGGGCCTGATGGTCCTTGGGAGCCTGCTGGGCCCACAATTTCCACATCCTGGTCTAGGACGTACTTAGTTCCATCCCATCTCAAATATCCTGGCGTTAGTATTCCACTCATGTATACCCTTGAAACAATTACTCAAGAGAATACCAAAATTTTAGTATATCTTAACCTTTATGAGTGCTCAATACCGCGTCAATTAGACGGACTCTTTCCTGCATATTATCCATATTAATTTGAAAATACCTAATTTGCCACATCTCTAAATACATTTTAACCATAGCATCGATTGCGACCACCTCATCCCATGTTAAACTTTCTCGTACCCCGTCAGCCTTTAGGGTAGCACGGCAAGGTCGAACAAAGAATATAAATGAATCTGGTGTCTTTAACCTTTGAATATAGGGGCCAGTTTGTTCGCTAAGTAACAATTTAGGTAGAATACGGGTATGTTGGGCGGTATAAGCTAAACAATCAAAACTTCTATCCGAGACGAAATCATGATGTTTTTGCTCCTCAGATAATTGTCGGAAAAAGATAGCTTCCTGGTACTCATCTACCAGATCCATATTATAGCGCAAACTATCTAGATGAAGCTCTTTCTCAGATAAGACGGCTCTGGCCACTTCAGTAATCATTGGTAAATTGTATTTCTCAGATACGTATCGGGCACAAGTTGTTTTCCCAGTTGAATGGCTTCCTACAAAATAGACTCTCATAAACACCTCATATTTCAGAAATCAGTTTCTTGAATTCTTCAATAGTTATTTCGACAGCATTTGTAATTTTTTTGAGAGGATCGGTATGATCTTTGGCCGAGATGGAAATAATTACTTTACCAGGATTGTCAGATTTTTTGCATTCGATAAAACTTTTATCATCAAAGGTAATTTTCATTGCATATCCTTTAGGCACACCATAGTATACATTTACAGCTTACTCCTATCAGTAATGATCTCCACATGATCCTCATGTACAAATACTGAATGCTCAAAATGTGCTCCTAGATCGGGAGTCACTACAGTCCAACCATCATTCAATGTAGTGGTGGTAGTTGAGCCGAGCACAAGCATCGGCTCTATAGCAATGGCTAATCCTGGTTGAATTCGGATTCCGCGCCCAGAATCTGATTTGTTTTCTACGAAGGGCGGAGCGTGTGGAGTATTCCAATCTAATCCATGACCACCATAATTATTAATCAAGCCAAATCCAGAAACTTTGGCATGTTGAGAAATAGCTTGACCAATAACCCCTAATCGTTTACCTACTTGAATGGCCTCAATACCTTTCATTAAACATGCTTCAGTTGCTCTAACAAGAGCAGCATGTCTTTCAAGTTTAGGCTCACCAAAAATACAAGTGATTGCAGTATCAGCAATAGCTCCTTGATAGGTTACACCCAAATCGAAACTAACAATATCGCCGTCATCTAGTACAATATTCTTAGGAATACCATGGACTAATTCTTTATTGACAGATATACAAACACCTGCGGGAAAGCCTTTGTATCCTTTAAAAGTGGGGATGCCACCATTCTTGACAATATAATTCTCAGCTACTTCATTGAGAACAGTCATGGAATGGAAATTTTTGTTCTTCACAAAACCATCCAAAAGCAAAAGGGTCTCGGCAGCAATTCTACCGGCGACCCTTTGTTTCTCCAACCAGTTCTTGTCTTTAAGACGAACCAGACTGTTATCACTGAACAGCTCTTTAGGAGCGTTCATTCTCATATTGTGTACCTATTACTCTTGGTTTTTTTTAATCAGTTTATGAAGGGCAGTGTTTTTATTATCAATGCCCGAATAGATGTTAGTAATACGTGCCGCAGCTTCTTTAGCTCGCTGCACATCTTTATAGCCAATGTAATCCTTGAAGTCTTCGCCTGTCAAGAGTCCGATAATCTTTTTGTCTAATAATAAAAGAATACCATTCAATTCATTTACCGTTTTCCTATCAATGGTAGGAAGGGCAATAGAATTGATAACGTACTCTCTAATCTTGATCAGGGCAATAAGTTCTTCGAGTTCCATTACTGATTCTTTACTGGTTGGTTGGCGGCCATTAAAGCCCCGTTCTTTACAATGTCACCGGTCTCACTAATTGCGTCTGCATCAGTTAGCCCATACTTCATGTAAAGCTGAAGTACAACATACTTATAAGCTAATTCTGCTTTTTCGTTTTGAGCAATAGCAGTTTTAGCATCAGCTAAAGCAGTTAGTCTCTGTTGACGTGCTAATTCAAGAGCCATACGATCAATATCAGTTAACCTAGTAGGTGTGCCAGGAAGTGGTGTAGGTACTACAGAGCCGAGTGGAACACCATTAGCATTCACAGTAGGTTCAGCCGAGGTCTCATCTGGAGTTAATACCACTTCAGCACCTGGTTGATTCTTCTTCTTAGACATGAAAACTCCTTACAAAATTTCAGCGGCTTTAGAGGCCAACTTGCTACGCTCCCCCTGAGTGAAGGTAATATGTCCAGCCAACTCAGAGTCTTTGAACTTTTCGATAACATGAGTCAATCCGTTACTGGTAGCATCTAGTAGCGAATTGTCAATCTGCTCTATATCACCAGTCAAAATAATTTTAGTGTTTTCACCAGCGCGAGTAAGTATTGTTTTTACATCATCTTTACTCAAATTTTGACATTCATCAACTAGAATAATAGCATTTGGAATGCTTCTACCACGAATATAGGTAATAGCTTCCATTTCAATTTTACCCTTTTTCTGGTACATTTCTAATTCACGTTTCCAGTCCCCACCACCATTCTTTGGTGTAAATAAAAATTCAAAATTATCCATTATAGCGCCAAACCATGGAGCCAATTTCTCTTCCATAGTACCGGGTAAATAACCAATATCATTACCTACTGGTTGAATTGGGCGATAAATAATGAATTTGTCATATTCTTTTCTACCTAAAACTAATTCTAGAGCAGTAGCTAAAACAACTAAACTTTTACCAGTACCAGCCCTACCAATTAAAGTAACTAGATCAATATTTCTATCCATGATTAAATCCATGGCAAACTGCTGTTCTTTATTGCGACTAGAAATATTCCATGGGAAAATTTTACGAACCAGTTTGACACAGTCTCTTGCAACTTTACGGCCCATAGCAATGCCATCGCCATTATCTGCTAGAAATAATACGCACTCATTTGGGTTGAGTTGTATATTAAATGCTCGCGGATCAATTTTACCATCTTGTTGTAAAGCTAGGCCGGCATCTTCATTTACAATAGTTTGAAATCCAGCATACAGATCACTTAGAGAGTATTTTGTTCCCTCATGAGACTCTGCATCGATACCGCGAGATTTGGATTTAACTCGCAAGTTGATATCATTACTTACCAAAATCACGTCATGAGATGGATGACTTAACCATGTAGAGTAAAGGCAAGCTAAGATATGAGTGTCCCCATAAGTTGGATCGCCAAACCCCAAATAGACAGGATTAGATATATCTCGATAAGTAGCATCAATAGTGAGCATAATATCATCATCTAATAGAATACCCATGCTGATGTCGCCTTTATCGGCAATTTCATCCAATAGTCTAATAGCTACTCGCGCATTTTTGCTAGCTTCGTTAGCGCCTTTCTTTAGCTTATCAAGCTCATTGAGTACAGCGATCGGAATGATTACATCGCTACGGGTAAAAGATCTATATGCAACAGGATCATAAATTAAGGTACTAGTATCAAGTACGTAGGTTTTTCTCATTCTGTCTCTGATTCCTCTTTGTTGTCAAAAACTGACCAACAATTAACTTCCATTTCAAGGTAGAACCGCTTACGCGGGTCTATAGCACGCAAGTCTCTCTTTAACTTATAGGTGCATTTGAACCATTCAGCTATTAATTCATTTTCTAAATAAACTTGCATATGGCCATCAAAGTCATCTATAACCTGAATGCCGTAAGTAGCGAGGATACCTCTCAATTTTACTCTTTGGGACGCTGGTAATGGTCCGTCTGAATTCCAAATTGTTTGAATTTGGGTTGCAACATCAGTATTTTCGAAGCATTGTTCTAGAATTAGCTTGAGAAATCTAGCCTTTTCTTCTTCTTCGACTTGTTTGGTATTCTCGTTATAATTGAGAAGAATTGTGCCTTGCATTCTAATGACAATGCTAGTTAATTGATATTAGCATTTGCTCCATCCGCACTCCATACAAGTGAGGCATTTTTCCTGGTAGGCAAAGTTATTTTCCATCTGACATTTAGGACATTTCTTTTCCGCAGTAGATTTAGTACCATCAGCAATATAATTCTTTAGAACTCTTGCTGCTACTTTAGAGAAAGATGTCACATCCGAATGTTTATCTTTTTGTAATTGTTCTACAACGTATTGAACAGGAGTACCATGACGTAAAGCTAATGATATGGTACGAGTGAAAGCGCCAAAGTTAGCATTTTCAAATACATTCGCAATATCTTTGATTAGCATTTGGTCTTCACCTTCACCTACAATTAAATTGTAAGTAGTAATATCTTCCACTTTACCATTCTTGACGATTTTACCCACCTTATACTTATTAGGAATATCTACATACTTAGATAGTCCGCCAAATACTTCATAGGGTTTACCATTTAATAGGCCTACAAAGATAGTCCATTGTTCACCCTGTACCTTAGCCTTCCTGATATCACAGATTAGTTCTAAGGGACGTTTTGGTGCCATATGTGTTTCAATTCCAATAGGGCGGCCATCTTGAGTCTTAGGCGTAGTAGATTTACTAATCAATACTCCATCACGACATTTGTCGCGATAGACAGTAAATCCCTTACACCCAGATTCCCAAGCTCTCATGTATACTTCAGATACAAGTTCTTTGGTGGCATCTTCAGGCAGATTACAAGTCTTGCTGATACTGTGATCAATAGATTGTTGTGCTACTGCTTGAATATCTACAGATGCTACCCAATCAATTTCGGCCGATGTAGCTCCCCAATAAGGAGATTTCTGCAAATCAGTTTCGCCAGTAATGTCCATCCACTTTTTGACACCATGATGATAAACAGTAAACTCCTGCCAATTATCACCCATTGCGTCCGTAAAGTCAATACGAGCATTCTTATCAGATGGATTATGTTTTTTACGGCGAACATACGAGAGCAAAAATACCGGCTCAATACCTGAGGTAGTTTGCGTTAGTGCAGAAACCGATCCCGCAGGAGCTGTAGTAGTATTTGCAATGTTTCGACGACCAGTCTTCTTCCACATCCGTCTAATTTCTTCTGAGCAATCACCAAAAATACTATTAAGATATTCGTGATTCTTCTCTAATTGATAATCGAAAATTGGGAACGCGCCTCGCTCTTTTGCCATAATAACTGAAGAAGTATGTGAGCCAACTGCTAAAGCGCGATAGATCTTCTTAGTCATAGAAATAGACTCTTTAGAGCCATACTTGATACCAAGCATAGCAAGAGCATCGCCTAAAGCAGTAATACCCAAACCAGTTCTGCGACCTTTAGTATTCATATCACGGATCTTGTGCCATAGATTAATTTCAACTTGTTTAGCTTCTAAAGGCTCTGGATCAGATTCAATCTTGGCAAGAATTCTATCAATGCACTCTAGCTCAAGATCAATAATATCATCCATCAATCGTTGAGCAATAATAGCATGCTCATGGAACTTTTTGAAATCAAAAGAGGCTTTAGAAGTAAATGGATTTTTGACATAACCGGTAAGATTTTGTACTAATAGACGACAAGCATCATAGGCACAAAGAATAATCTCTCCACACGGATTAGTAGAAATAGAATCAAATCCAAAAATAGAATAGATATCAGATGGAGTGTGCTTTTTTACTGTATCCCAAAATAACAATCCGGGCTCGGCAGATGCCCAAGCAGATTCAATAATTTGATCCCAAATAGATTTTGCACGCACTCGCTTAGTAACTCTAGCCTCTTCAACAGATTTATCAACTGGCCAACGAAGAATATAATCTTCATTGTTTTTGACGGCAGTCATAAACTCATCATTAAGTTTAATAGAAATGTTAGCCCCAGTAACCTTTTTGAGATCACGTTTAATATTGATGAATGTTTCAATCTCAGGATGATTTACAGAAATAGTTTGCATCTCTGCGCCACGTCGGCCATTCTGCGCCACTTCACGACATGTGTTACTAAATCTTTCCATAAAGACAGCAATGCCGTCAGTAGTTCTGGCGGCATTATTAGTAATCGCATCTTTAGGTCGTATACCAGAAATATCTAATCCACATCCTCCACGACGTTTCATTATTTGAGCTAGTTCTTGATCGGCCAACATAATACCACCATATGAATCTAGCTTATCTGAATGCACGCCTTGAATGACGAAGCAATTAGAAAGGCTTTGCAATTGAAATTGATTGCCAATTGCAGACATAGGGCTACCTTGGGGCACTATAAATCTGAAATGATCAATAAGTTGAAAAATGGTCTCCTCGTCAAGAGGATTAGGATACTTCGCCTCAATGCGTGCGAATTCCTTGGCCAATCGACGATGCATATTAGTTGGAGTAAGCTCCAAAAATTCACCTTTCAAGTTTTGTAAAGCATACTTGTCTACAAATACTTTAGCAGCAAACTCGTCACCTTCAAAGTATTCTTTTGACGCTTCCAAAACCTGAGAATAAGTATAAGAATTAGTCATTTTCCCCCGCCAAAATTGTGCCTTGCTTTCGTTACGCCATCTATTAAATTTTGTTTAGCGTTTAATGGTCGTAGATTATCTAAAGACCAGCATTTCTTAAAATTTTCATCTTTCATTGATACATAAGGCAAATCGCTTTGAGGAACAATATGATCAAGCTGCCAAGTCCAAGTAGATGGGTCATTATCATTCCAAGTTTTGGAATTATACTTTCCATGGTTATTCCAATTCATCCAAGGCTCAAATTGATTTTCAAGATGAATTTTTAATTCATCCATAGAAAATGGTAAATATTGCTTACATGAATTATCATTTTTATTTAATTTCATCATGGCCCTAATAGATTTTGACACATTATGTCGTAATCTAAAAATAGGATCAGTAGCTCTACGCTGTTTAACGTACTTTCTTTTACGCGCCCTAACTTCTACTTTGTTTCGTTGATCATAACTTTTCCACTGTTCTGATAGCTTCAATTTATTTTTAGCACGATATACCTGATCATATTTTCGTTTTTCTTCTTTAGCCCTTTCCAACTTTTCTTTAGAGCTTAAGATAAAAGTATCCTGCATAATCCGTCCTTAGAATTAAGTTAGTTAAATTTAGTTTGTAAATCAAAAATCTACTGATTAGATTTTGATATTCTCTTTCATAGAAGAAAGAGCGCTGTTGATTGTTTTAATACAACTTAATCGAGATATGTTTAATTTTTTACATATCTTATTAATGGACATGGGCTTGTCACCGTCAAAGCCATATGCCAAACTGATGATCTCCTTCTGTTCTTTTGAGAGGACAGACAAAGCATCTTGCACGGCATGAGTAACTTGAGATTCTTCAAGCTCCTTATCAGGGCAATAACGTTCCTCAACCTGCACAGGCATAATAGATTCTTTGTGCGGGGTGTTGGCTTTAGCTACCTTCAAAGGGAAACGAATAGTCGTGTGCAAATTGGCACTTCTCGAAATACGAGTACCAATATAGTTATGTGCCCACGCAAAAAAAGATCCCTTGTTTGGTTTGAAGGTTTTCATTGCTTTGATCAGAGCTTCAAAGCCCTCTTGATTCAAGTCTTCATAATTACTGAACGCCTTGTAACGGCCAGTTTTCATGGTGACAAGATATCTAAATTTCTCGATGCATTCTTGTTCATGACGCTTTAATTGGGCTATAATCTTAGAGTCTCCAGTCTCTTTAGCCTGGATTCTAAGATCAATTAGCTTATTCATTAGGTCATGTGCTTCTTGTTCTGTCAGCATTAGTCTTCTCTCACTTTAGTCGAAAGTAATGTTATACTCCATTATTGATACGGCTTCCAAAATTAGATTGTTGACCGCTACAACTCGTCGATTCACTTACTAATTTCTTCTTCTAATATTTCAATAACGGATTCAACGGTGGACTTCATTATCTCTTCATCGTCAAGAGATAGGGCAAACTTGAGCAATTCAACTACATGCTCTAACTTATGTTTATCGTTTTCTCTGCCACCCTTGTTTTTCATGTTAGCCGTGTTTTGGTAAATCCCAACCACGATGCTTAACGATTTTAGTTATGTGCATATAAAAATCGGACAATGATAATTTATGCCTCATAAAATTACACGTACCGCAACATGGAACTACATTATCTTTATCATATCCTCTTGAAATATCAACTCTATCCAATCCATTGTAAATAAATTGGCTTGTTTTATCATCATCCGTTGCGTTCTTTACCAGATATATTTGGTGCGGATTTGCACCGCAATGATGACATTCAAGTTGTGTTAATTTATAAAACTCTTCGAAAGTCAAATCACCAGGATGTCTTTTCAGGTATTTTTGGAATAAGTCCCTGGCGCTCGACTCTTTTGTTGAATACTTACGCCTTTTTCTTCCTCCAATTTTACCTAGCTCCTTCCACATTTTAGATGAATTTTCACTCCTAAAACAACCACATGATTTAGTTGAGCCTTTTCTTAAATCATGAACGGGAATTCTCTTAGTATTTCCACAATCACATTGACAAAGAACGGACGCATATACTCTTGCAGAGTAATGGTTTAGATTATTAATAGCTTGGCGACTGGGTTCATATTCTCCCAATACAACTAATTTACCAAATCTATTTCCTATAAGCTTATCTCCTGCGCTCATGAATATCCTTCTTTGGCCCAGCCGCCGCCATTCAGTATAAAACCACTTCCACCAGCAATAAGTCTTTTTACCTTATGTAGAGTGGCAGATTTTTCTTCCTGACATCTAGGGCAAAATTCCAACTCATCATTAATTGAATGTTGATGTTCAAACTCCCCATGTTCGGGGCACTCGTAAAGATACGTCGGCATTTATCCTCAATTTACGTTGTAGTTTCCTAATAATCTAATCTCTTTTTTTACCTTGTCAATTTCCGCACCAACTTTCATCATTTCATCCTTAATCTTTTTGATTTCTGCCATCTTCTCTTCTGAAGAAGTTTCGGTATCTAATTCTAAATCAAAAATTCTACGCAATAATTTCTTGACTGTATATTTACAGACTAACATATCACTGGATAATTGAAGTTGGCGGTCCTCATTCATCGGCGCTCGCGTCTACGTTTATCCATTTGAGTTTGTATGCTTTGATATCTATCTTCCCCTAATAGATTTGCATATACTTTTTCATCTTTAGCAGCCTCAGCTTTTGTTTTCTGAGCGTCAGCCTTAATCTTATCTACTAGCTCCTGCCCGTATAGCTCAACTACCCCTTTAGCAGTACCAGAGATAAGTCTTGTTACAGTTTCTGCTTTACACTCAGGGCATTGTTTAGGCGGGTCAGCCTTAATAGAGTAAGAATCTTCCCATTCGTGTTTACAAGTATCACATCGATGTTCATAAGTTGGCATGATATTTCCTCTTACCAAAACGCTTTCAATTTCATCATCTTCTGAATGATCCGTGGGCTACCTTCTTCTTCAAATGAAAAATTTCTAGACCAATAAGCCCCAGTCGAGAGAGTTGGAATTTCTTTATCGGCAATCTTGATATGATTCTGTTGTATGCTGAGTGTTGCCCAGACAGCAGTTTTGCCATTATGAAAGAACCCCTTTTTCTCATACCAATTACCACGACCTCTCATAGGGTAAAAGCGCTTGGCTTCCCATGGGATTTGTATAAATTGGTTGAAGTCGTCAAGGTTGATACAAATGTGCGGGTAACCTGCATCAATTATTTCTCTCAGGTTACTAATTTCTTTCTTTCTCATCCTGTCACCAAAGATTTGTCTACTAGCCTAAATTCTATATCTTTTGTCCAATTGGCTTTGATATCTTGCTTATACTTTTCGTCCTTGACCTCAAATACAATAAACAGTTTTCCGGTCTTTTCTTCGTATTCTATTCTGACGGCTTCTGCCACTACTTTATCCTGCATTTTGACCTCTATTATATGTCTATTTATGTCTCGTTTTACTAGCGCCATCTGCTTGATTTTGTTTTGCGCTGAGAGGTCGCAAATTGCTTAGAGCCCAACAGTCTTGGAATGCCTGATCTGTCATTGAGGTATAGTGGAATTTGCTGTGTGGTATGATGTGATCGATCTGCCACGTCCAAGTGGTTGGATCATTATCGTTCCAAGACATTTCATTATATTTGCCTCTGTTATCCCAATTCATCCATGGCTCGAACTGAGCCTCAAGATGAACTTTGAGTTCATCAATAGTGTAAGGCAGGTATTCGGTTATAGATTTACCATTTTTGGAGCTAATGTCTAATCTAAGTGCCCTCCCTATTGTAGTTGATAAGTCACATCTTAATGCAAATGATGGGTCTTTAGAACGCCTCAACTTAAAATATTGAACGGTATACCTGGATATCTTCTTTTGATTTCTCTTACTATACAACTTTTTATCTCTTAAAATCTTATTCCTGTTTTTGAGATAGTACGCCCTATGTTGAATTTTAAGTTCTTCTTTATTGTCTTCATAATATTTTTGCGAGTTATGAAGTATACGCTCTTTATTCTTTTTGTAATATTGTTTTTTCTCTTCAAGTATAGAGTTTTTATTATTTAGGTAGTGATTAAGCTTTTGCTGTTTTATCTTGTCTGCTTTTTCTTTTCTATAGTTCTCGTAGTATTCTTTAACACACTGCCTACATTTATTATAGGCTTTGCCATTATCACTACGAGTAGAGAATTCGGTTATAGATTTAATTTGCCCACATTTACCCGTACATTTTTTGGTTTCCATACCATTTTATATATCAAGCAATTCAATCTTTTCAGAAATATCATCTATATCACGCATCTCAAAAGTAGTTGGATCTTCTTCGGTTTTTTCGTCTAAAAGTGTGCCACAAGCCAGATTTTTAATGAGGCGCCCATCACCTAACTCGCCATCACGATTTTTGATAATATGATACTTCATATCTGGGAAGTTCTTTTCGTTAGCACGAGTCTCAATTTGAACCGCAATGTTAGCATTCTGCATAATCAAAGCGGAACGACCAATACGATGCAAACCAATTTTATCTTCTTCCTTAGTTCCCTTATTTCTATTAAGCTGAACTGCACTCAATACAATTACATTATGTACACGGGCGAACTCATGGATACGCTCGGCAATTTTACCAAGCTTCAACCAATCGTCCATATCTTTGCCGCCTTCATAGTCCATCAACCCGAGATAGTCGATGACGATGATCTTTGGGTCATACAGAACTTTGGCTTCCTCATATATCATCTCAAGACTTTCCATTGTAGCGCCACGAGGGATATCAATGATTTCAAATTGAGATTGATAGTGTTGAACAAACTTGAGAACTTTCTTTAGCTTGGTCGCTTCCTCGCCATTCAACTTGGCTGTACGAATTAGTTTCGTGGGATTAGTAGATAATCTACCAAGCACACGGTTGCGACATGGCTTGAATGGCATTTCTAATGAAAAATACATTACGTTACTGCCCGGTTTAAGTTTAGTGAAATCAAACTCACTAGCCGGCGATTGCAAATATTCTTCTAGCAATGCTTGATTTTCTTGCAGCCAAATTTGGAGCGCCATGTTCATTAGAAGCATAGATTTACCGCCACCAGATTCACCACCAATGAGCAACATTTCTCCGCCACGCAAACCATCAGTTACATAATCCAAAAAAGAATAACCGGTTTTAATACCTGCATCAAAGTTTGGATCTTCTAACTTAGCATTGTATTCATCACGGAAATGAGGAACTTCATCTTTTAAAGTTCTGCGTTCATATGAGCGGGTTTGGTTAAGTCCCTTGATAGATTGAATAGTTTTCTGTAGCTCAACGACAGTTTTGTTTACGTCTATACTACCAGGTTCTAGTTTGCTGAGCATACCAGAAGTATCGAGTATTTGCTTTTCAGCAAAACGTTTCTTAAGCCTATCTAAATCGTGTTTATATTCTTTATCATCTGCTTGGACCTTCTGCAATGCATTCCACACAGAGTTAATTTTTTTAAGCAGATTGTCGTTGTTGCCTTTGGCAAGTTTTTCATTAATTACACGAATGGTGGGCAAGTCTTTGTGGGTTTTGATATAGCCAACTACTACGTTAGCAAAATTCCATAACTCACCAGAAAAGAGTTTTGGATCATTCTCATTTGCAAAGTCAAGACCAAACTTCTTATTTGAAGTAATGGTCTTAAGCACTCTCATTTCCAAATCATCAAAACTCATTTCTTACCCCTAACATCTTCGCCCAATACTGGAAATATCTTAGTGTAGCCTTTCATTAAACTACCAATACTAGCTTTCAAAGCACCACCGAAGCTCTCAATAACATTTGGACTATTTGTACACATTAATGTTGGTTGTTTATTAGCGCTGCGAGTGCGGAAAATACTTTCTAACGTTCTAGCATACAAGTCAGCAGCATTTTCTGAAGCCATAAATCTCGGATCAAACTCATCTATGACTAGAAAATCAACCTTAATCAATTCTTGACGCGCTAGGAATCTCTCTTCAGCCGGTGCTTGAGTTAATACACTGACAATATCGCTAAGCGTAGTATATAAACAAGAATAACCCTTCTGACTTGCCTTTTTGAGAATACAAGTCATAGTCATTGTTTTACCAACACCATGGCCTCCGGCAAGACAAAAAGAAGATCCAGACTGATGAGATGCTTTCAAGTCCGCTACATACTCTTCATACTTTTTCTTTAAACGTTCATCGCCAACAAAATCTTTCTCCATCTTGAGATCCCAGTACTCAATTGGAATATTACTTTCAGCATATCTGTTGTAAGCAATTAGCTTAACACGTTTGACCTGGTCTTCATCGGAGCTATTATTGATACTATCAAGTCTTTCCTGAAGCTTTTTGCCAGGTACATTGTTAAGGGCGCGGCTTCTAGTAAAATCAATTGGTTCCATTACTTTTTCTCCGGTGAGCGGCCATAAACCCAATTAGGCAATTTGCCGGGTTGATATCGTGCAGTATTAGATCTAGGATGCACTCTCAGCATATAGGGTGAACTATACTGAGTCATCTTAGTTGAGCCGGGGACGCCAAAATGCTCACGTCTTTTCTGCGCAATAATTTGACGCTCTTGCTCGTGAACAAGCTGACGTAATTCTGCAATACTCTTCTTTTGAAGTTCAGGATCATCTGGAGTTTGTAGCGCTTCGTGCAATTTTTCCTTGATTTGTTCCTGTTTTTCAAGTGGTCGAATTGGTGGTTTTTCTAGTTCAACCTGAGCTTCCTCGGGTGTGGTCCTGAGTATTACCTTGGTTAGCATTATATCTTCCGTGGGGCGGTGTATAATCATTAAGCTTTCGCCATCTAATGATCTTAATACTACCTGCGATGCGGTATCTTCTTCTACAATTCCCTCTAGCACCATTCCGCTGCGTAGAAAATACTTGACATGGCTGCCTCTAGAAACAATAGAAAGTGGCCCTAAGTTCATACAATCCTCTTCAATACATCTTGATCTAAACCAAATTCTGACAATTTTGCTAACGCTTTGGTAATATTGTCCGGCATTGGATCCATTTGTGAAATGAACGCCAAATCACCATATGTAGAAACATTAAGATTCGCCAGCTCTTTGATAATGTCCACGTAGTTTGACGGCAAAAGTGTTGAACGATCTACTTGTAGGTTTTTCTGCCCCGCAAGAAGTACATTCATTTTATAGTCTTGCACTATTTCATCTTTAGTAATGAATGAGACGGATCTGAAACGTGCTTTGGTCTTTGGCACGTGGTTTACGAAAACCCAATCGATGTAATCTCGCAGAATCTTGGGGTTTGCAGATAGTTTGGCTGCTAGTGTGTTAGCTTGCCATACTTCAAAGCATTTAGTGGGACTTTGGTTATTGAACTTCCAAGAATAATCAATTCCGTAAGTCTGCTTATACTTCTTGCAGAAATAACCAAGGATGTGGACAACCTTCCATTGCGACACATCCAGGGTATCTATCTCAGCAAACTTTTCGAAGAACTTTTTGTATTTGTCATTTGGAATAGGCGATAATGCCCCTCCATCATCATTCTTCTTGTTCATTCTTCTTTTTCCTCTTCCTTGTTTGCTTTACTTCTACAGGCCATGACACATTAAATCCATCTTCAGATGAATAAATACTATGTCGTATACGAGAGTGATTATCTAAGAACGTAACCTGATCGGCAAAATCTACTATCACAGCAAACTTTTTACCCGGATATTTACGAATAACTCGGCCAACCCTCTGTAAAGCTTTAACTGTTGATTTGCCTCCGCAAGCAATGACTAGACCCGATAGACTTGGGATATCGACGCCTATATCAAAGATACGTGATGCTAGAACACAATCAATTTTATGAGCCATGAGGTCCTTCTTGACTTTTTCTCTTTCATCTTTATCGTTGGAGCCGTCTAGAATAGCACAGTTCATGTGTTCTTTAAATAGTTCATACAAAATCTTTCCATGTTTGATACTACTAAATAATACTAAGGTTTGATATCCCTTCTTGACCAATGTTTTTGCAGCATCTAATACCAAGCCATTACGAACATCATTTTCTACGACATAGTTCTTATAGATTGATTGATAATTCTTTTCCAATTCATAAGGGTACGGTGGTGTAACTCGGAATTTGATAAATGGTTGGGCTAGATATCCTTCTCTAATTAATCTGGAAGCTGGAATATTAACAATATACTTACCAAGAATAGACTCAATTAGAAGATCGGCACCATCATCTCTCCAAGGAGATCCACTAAGTCCGTAAAGATACTCAGTGGCTGATTGTTTAAATATCTGTTGAATAGTTTCACAAGCTGACATGTGACATTCATCAATGATAGAGACTTTCGCTTCTTTCATCATTTTTAGAATATCAGCATACTTAGTCTTATTGATGAGCTTCTCATCGTCATCCGAATCAAGAAGAATCTCATTCTTCTTCATACCAATAGCTTGGCCTACCGTCCAAATACTAGCGATATTGATATCATGAATTTGACATTGTCCATCTCCAATGATACCAATTGGTTCGTCGAAACATTGCGAGAAAAACTCGTGGAATTGGTAGAGTAAATCTTTGCCAATTACGTAAATAATAGTTTTCTTGCCTAATTTTGCAGCAATTAAAGCAGCGATGAGAGACTTGCCACCCCCTGTAGCTACTTTGATAATTCCTCGATCATATTTGTCAATGACATCAAGAATTTCCGTTTGATACGGGTACGGTTCTTTGCCAATCTTTTTTAAATTTGTAAGAATGTCGCGCGGCTTACCAGGACTCTTTGCAATTCTCTTGTCTATTACTTCAATATCTTTGCCAGCAGTATGGTAGAAGTCTTTGACTCTTTCTACGAGCCCACTTGGAAATTGAAGAGTTGGAGTGAGTAGCTTTTTAAAGCCATCCCACTTAACCCAATCCCCATCACGATTGAGATATCCCTTGAATGCAGCAGTATGTTCGGCACCTTGTACGTAAAACGACAAATGCTTATCCAAAGCAAGAATGTGCTCAACATCTGCTTCTTCGATAATTTGCGACGTGTTGCCTTTGATTACGATCTTCGCCATGCAGGTATCATATATAACTGATACCTTTTTCTCGACAAATCTTACATGCTAATTGCAGTAACTGTAGCGCGATTACTTCTTGAATTTAAATACTTTTTTCAACAAATCGATCACTTCCTGAATAAAAGCAACAAAGAAATTTGAATTACCAGTAGGCTGAACTGGAGGCGGCGGGAGCGGTGGAACTACTGGAGTAGGAGTTGGTTCTGGCACCGGCTCTGGTGGAGGTGGTTCTGGTGTAGGAGTTGGTTCTGGCACCGGCTCTGGTGGAGGTGGTTCTGGTGTAGCATTGCGCTTTTCAAAATTTTCCCACCATGACAGATCGCGGGCTTTATTGGTATCCACAGGCCCACCACCAGGTAAATTTGTAGTTTTACCGCCAGAGTCTTGCCAAAGCAGCCAGTCAGTCCAAGGTTTAGGAATAGTTGGATTAGCCGTATAGCTAGCAATCCACAACTGCCATTTCTGAGCAAATGATGTTGGAAGATTAATAGCTTTAGCAAAGTATGGATAAGTATAAACAACTGGTCGGATACCAGTTAGCCTTTCATACTCTTCTAAATAAGTTACGGTCCAATCAATTATTTGCTGAGCAGTACAACCCCATTTGCTCCAATTTTCTGGTTCAGGCCACTCCAAGTCACATGCAGCTAAAATATCTTTGCCTGCCCAATCAGCATGTAACTTAGCTTGCGCTTTTGGATCGCGTAATGGTTGATTTGGAATAGTAGGAAGCGGATAAACAAAATGGTAAGCTGCCACTTTAAGTCCTACGGCTTTAGCACCAGCTATATTCTTTGCATAATTCTTATCTTTAGAACCATTACCTACACCGCAACGACAAATAACGAATTTGTAACCTGCCGCTGCGACTGCTTTCCAATTGATATTATCGCCTTGGTAAACAGATACATCAATTCCTTTAATCAACTCTGCCATGTAACCGCCTTATTCTTGTTCTCTAGCTAATCTAGCAGCTCTTTTAGCTTCTCTTGCTTCACGGGCCGCTTTCTTGGCTGCCTTCAACTTGGCCCTGACAGCAATCTTATCCGCCTTAGCTTGACGATCTTCCTCGCGCTGAGTAAGTTTCTCTAGCCTCTTTTGTGCTTTCTTAGCAAAATAGTTTGCCAAGCTAAAAATTGGTTCAACTTTAGCAACTTTAAGAGCAGTCTTCTCTACTACACTAGTTAGGTGTTTCTTTAGAGCATGCACTAATTTTGTATTTCTACGACTCTTTTTTGGCTGATCTAAATCAGACAAAAATTGTTGTGCGTTCTTAAGTTGTCTACGAGTAAGTCTCTTAGTCTTTTTCATTGATTCCTCTTAAAACGTTGACCAGGTGTTACCTGGTCTAAACTTGATCTAACAACAGGTGGCTGATTTGCTTCTGGTACCGGATCTGATACTACTTGTCCATTCTTTTTGATTTGTCTAATAGCTTGGATTACCTCTGTCTTCATGGCGGTTGGCCCATAAAAAGCAGCAGTCACATCAATAGGCATCAATGTAACTATTCCTTTTGAGATTGGATGCATACGACCTTCAATCCAAACACCAGAGACAAGGACTTCTACATCCTTACCAATGAAGTGTTTTAGAATATCTGTTTCCATTTACCACCATTTAGTATTTAAACTACATTCACCAGGATAACACCAAGCATAAGCATCATAACTAACAAAATAATCATCAGGTAATTTCTCGTATGTCACAATATATTTATAGTCCTCATCAAGGCCCATGTTATCTAGCCAAACCTTATCAGTAATTTGAATCTCAGACGGGCCGTTTTGATTAAACTTGAGTAGAAGGTCCTTGATCGGTTCAAGGGACCTTCTATCACTATCGCCATACCATACATCAATTTCAGTCATTACTTGCGCCTATCTACTACGCCACCAACTAGCTTACCAAATGCGGAAGCTTTCTGAGCCATCTTTTCCTTAACTTTTTGGGCTGCGGAAACAGTTTCATTGGTTCCGGTGTCTAGGTTTAGATTAAGATTGCGCTGTTCATCTTTGCCCTTAACATTCTGCATATGTTCCTGAGCCTCTTTCTTTAGTTGAGTTACACGACTGTCTGGCAAACCAAGCCCAGTAAACATAGAATAGACCTTAACGACCGGATCTGGTGTATCTATAGTGTAGATGCCTTTAAATACTCCCTTTGGAGTTCCACACTGATCATTAACCATTGCCATAGCATAGGTAATACTTGAGCTGGGAATCTTTGCCCAAATATCTTTATTGGCTGCAATAATTACACCAACATATCTAGATTGTTTTAGATCAAATCCGCCTGCAAGCAAATTGCCATTTAGGTTATTGACAACAGCCTCTGCAATAGCAGTATCTTCTGCAAAGTTATCTACTGTCAACTCACCATAAACAGTTAAGCCTTCACCATCAGTGAAAAGTTTTCCCCATTCCATTGGATCTAGGCCCTTAACAGAAGATGGCATAGATGAAAGAGTATTAAAAACATCAATTGGATCTACAATGGCTTTGTTAGCAGTACCATAGAAATCAACCTGACTTACATTATGATAGATTGCTTCAATCTTAGCATTATCTACTACGATTAGATTATTGACTCTTTTGGTTTGGGTTAATTTGGCTAATTTTGATAGAGTCTCTAATGCATTAGATTTAGTTTGGGCATCTTCAGTATCCATTGGCAGAACAGTAATAACAACTAATGGCTTACCAGTATTTGATAAAATATCTACCAAAGTCTCACATGAACCGGCACCAGAGCCACCGCCCAAACTTAAACAAAGAACATTGATTTGAGAGTGCTGGAGTTTTTCATTAATGAGTTGAAGAATTTCACCACGATGAGTTTCGGCGGCAGCTTTACCAATTTCAATTTCCTTAGCAGCCCCACCCAAACCATGTTCAAGTAATAGCTTGTTGGAATCTGGGATATCAATAAACTTCAAATCTTGAATTGCAGTATTTACCGCAACAGCATCATACCCTAGCTTATAAAAGGCTTCGGCAATCCTTGAACCAGCTTGTCCCGATCCTAATACACCTAGGACAATGCTTCTATCTTTCTTTGATACAATTTTTGCTGCCATTTTCGTCTCCTCTTGTTTAGCTTGGCTTTTCGCTTTAAGTGCAGCAAGTTTTGACATATCAACTGCATTTTCAGACGCTTCAACTTTTTCTTTTGTAATATCGTCTACCATTTCTTCTTTTTCGTTTGTTTCTGTTTTAGATGTTGCTGACATTATTTTCCTTTTAAATTGTATATTCCTCGCCTACATATATCACTTCAAAAACCATGGATTATCTAGATACCATTGTACTGTATCTCTGATGCCATCCTTGAATTTATAAGTTGGCTTCCAGCCCAATTCACGAACCTTGGCGGTATCAATCGCATACCTAAAATCATGCCCGGTCCTTGGATCTGGAATAAAAGAAATTAAATCATGCCCTTTACCCATTGCATTGCAAACCAAATTAATAGTTTCAATGTTAGTGAATTCTTGATTGGCTGAAATATTGTATATCTCATTTGGGGCGCCTCGATCAAGGATAGCCATAATGGCTGTACAATTATCTGCCACATAGGTCCAATCCCTAATCTGTAAACCTTGGCCATAGATAGGAATTTTCTGACCCTCCATAATACACTTAATAGCCTTTGGGACTAGCTTTTCAGCATACTGGCGAGGTCCATAGCAGTTAGAACTTCTGGTAATGTTATAAATTAACCCATGAGTCTGGTGGGCAGCTTTAACCATTAGTTCTCCGGCAGCCTTAGAAGCTGAATAGGGATTTCTAGGATTAAGTGGAGCATCCTCTTTCCAGGGCGGGTCAGACTCGCTGGTAAGATGGCCATACACCTCATCTGTGGAAATATAAATCAACCTCTCTACCTTGTGCTTTAGACAATTGTTAATGATAACTTGAGTTCCCAACACATTGGATGTGACGAAAGAGTTCGGATCTTTCAATGACGTATCTACGAAGGTTTCGGCCGCCCCATGAATTACGATATCTGGTTTTTCAAATTTGAAAATGGCATCCATAATGTGTTGATCGCGGATATCAGCCGGGTAGAAAGTATGGTTTTTGTTCCAGTACATGGAGTTACCTTCATAGGTAACACGATCCACACTAGAAAACACGTACCCTTTATCCTGGGACCTTTTTTGATTTTGATCATAGATGGCTTTGCGAATAAAGTTTCCAAAGATAAAACCACATGTACCTGTAACAAGAACTTTTTTCATTTATACCTTATCAGCATTAAGTGGCGAAGGATACAACTCCCTCATTGCTTCTCTGTAAGAGATTGGTGCAAAACGTCGCATTACCTTTCCATCTCTCTCAATGGTTTCTAGAAACATTGAAACGGGTCTAATCCACATAGCACCAAAAACATGAGGGACATCATATAACCCTAAATATACAACTAGCTCTTCACCAGTTTCAGAGTGTTTACCAACTCCAAGAACTTGGTAAATATTACCTTTGAAGTGTTTATAATACCCTACTTCAACCGACATTTGTCCCTCGATATAAATTAAGTCTGGAATCTTTTGTATAAGCTTCTTGATCAATGGCATAACGGCCTTGCCACTTCTTGAAAAGATATTGCAAGTTGTGTGGTAAGAAGAGTTTATTAACCTGATTCTTTTTGAGAGAGGCGCTTTCCTCATGGAAGATATTGGTTCCACCACAATAAACAATCTTCTTACCTAGATTGTACTTAATAGAAAGACATAAATCTACATCATCAAATGCCCAATGATAGCTTTCGTCCATTCCAGCAATACCAGATTTAGTCTGTGGGTTTGCGTTACGGAAATATTCTCCCTTGGTGATACAAACAGCACCAGTAACTACCTGGAATTCACGATCGCGTTCAGCATCAGCATCTGTTTGCTGACCAGCACGGAAGTGCATAGGGGTTTTATAAGTAGGATTAAAAACAACACCAGCGTGCTGCAACTGATCGGTATCAGTATAAAGTAACCTGGCACCAACCATACCTACCGAATCATCTTTCTCGATAATAGAGATCATCTTTTTGATAGACTCTTTATCTTTAAAGATAATATCGTTGTTAAGTAACATTACATAGTCACTATCATTTGGTTTTGCTTCATTGAAAAGAAAATTGCAGCCTTCTGAAAAGTTCTGACGATTATCCTTATATGCAATACAATGAACTTTATCACCCCAGGTATTGGCTCGGGCAACAGTATCATCTTTAGAGGCGTTGTCCTTAATCCACCAGTGGTAATCAATTCCTTCCAAAGCTGGCATGAGTGATTCATACAACTTGGTAATCTTATCAGCAGCGTTCCATGTCAAAGTGAGAATATGTAGCATCAAAAACCTACCCTTAGGCCCGCACCCGCCCCAAGAGAACCATCTGTACTAACTTGAAAACTTGGGCCTATATATGTGTTATTCATTAATGGTGAAAAGAGATTCTTGCCAATATTATAAGCTACTGGCGTGATTAATACTTGAGGAGTCTTGTTAATAGTTCCATAACCTACACCAACTTCTAGAATCGATAGGTCTGGTGTAGTTTTATATTGCCCATAAGACATAATTCCTACATTAACACTTGGGGTAAACTCGCCTTTTCCGTGTGTAATATTGACCCCACCATCCAGCCCCATCAATAGCCTTGGGTTCCACCAACTAAACTTTGGACTTGGATATTCTTGTTTAGTAGAAGCTATCTTGATTGGAACATCGTATGTCTTGCCGCCAGTCGTTATACTAAACTTGTTGTAAAAATACTGCCTTTGATTCTCATCAGTTCCAACAACTGTAACCAGATTATAATCTCTTTGAGAGATATCAACTGACCAAGGCTTATCCTTCCAGGCAGAAAATCCAACTTGACCAAATGGAACTTTGACAGTACCAAAATCTTCATTTAGAGCAAGATTTTGCTGTGTCTTCATATATCCAAATGGATCGGGATTGCTAGGATCTACCGGATTTGGATTAGTTGGATTATTAGGACCAGGCGGAGTGCTCGGGATGTTAGTTCCATGTTGCCCTCGGCTAGCAGCAATGACTACATTAATAGAAGTAACTTGAGCATTCAACTTATCTAAATCATCTTGAATTGCTTTTAGATTGACATTGTTATCTTTAGCAAACTTATCAATATCTTGTTTAGTCGCATATTGGCTCTGACTACGCATGATTCCATCTACTAATTGTTTTTGCTCAACGAGCTGAGTTTGAATAGCAGTTTGCTGGGCCTTAATTTGTAACTGCATGTAGATGATAAAAATCAAAACGCCAATCGTGAGGACGGCACCAATAGCAACTAAAATTTTTACTAATGTAGGAGACATAATAATACCTTATACTTGAACGTCAGGACACCAGTAAATAGTTCTTTTATCTGCTGTCTGCTGCTTCACAATTTTATGACCAAGTGGGTCTTGCTTCTGACCATATACCTTGAACTTAGTTGAGTAATGACCTTCATCACCATAAGCGGTTTTGTAGGTATGAATAGTAGCGCCTTGGTGCTGGTATGATTCTTGCATAACATCAACAATGGCCTGACATAACAATTGAATTTCATCCTTGGAAAGCGTATTAGAAGCCCGCCATGGTGAAAGCTTACATGCATATAACGCTTCAGCCCTAATATAGTTTCCGACCCCAGAAAAAAGTCCCTGATCCATCAAAACTTCAGCAATAGGTTTCTTAGATTTAGAGAGTTGAAATGTAATCCATCGTACGCTTTTGTCAAGCGGCATCGATAAGGGATCCCATCCTAATTCATCAAGTTTTTTGTTAAACTCTTTTTCAGAATTTGTGAACTTTATGGTTCCAAAGTGCCGCGGGTCATTGAAGTACATAGTCTCTTCCACGACGGGCCAATTCTCACTAAAATAAAAAACAAAACAAGGGTGTTTACCTTCTTTAGGAGACCATTGACCACTCATACCAAAAGAATTCATCATGTACCATCCGTTACTAAACTTCCAGTACATAAATTTACCTTTGACATCTACTTCAATAACTCTTACTTCTTCTTTGGTGATTGTATCCAAAAAACTAGAAAACCCATCTGGGGGACTAGTTGCGTATCTACTTTTCTTACCTGGAAATGCATTAATTACCCTCTTACCTATAACTAATGGTCTAATTAAATCGGCGCTTAATTTTACTTCAGGACCTTCCGGAATTTTACACCTAAACACTTTCTGAATGCTACTTCTGTCAATTCGGGCATTTCATGATATATTATATATCAAGATGAAGTACTCGATAAATAAAAATTTAATGGATAACATCGACACTGAAGAAAAAGCATATTGGCTTGGTTTCTTTTATGCCAACGCATATAATAACGAAAAACTTGGAAGATTAGTTGTTGAGTTACAAGAACGAGACAAAGAACATTTATATAAATGTGCGCGTTTCTTTGGCCAACCACGTGAGCCTTTCGTACAAAACAAAAATGGAGGAAAATACATTGCGTATAGATTGGAATTGAATAGTAAACATCTTACAAAAACATTAGCCTCACTAGGATGCCATCAGACAAAAAGTTTTAATACAATTTTTCCTAATTGGTTAGATAAAAAACTGATACGACATTTTATTAGAGGATATTTTGATGGAGATGGCTGTTTGCATATTAATAAATCAGATGATCAAATGAATGTTCAGATGGTATCAACTAAAGAGATGATTGAAACTATTCAAAATGTACTTAAATCGGAGTTAGGAATAAATTCTTATGTTAGCCGCCCAAAGAGATACGCAAACAATACGTATAGGCTAGATAGTGGCGGCAGTCGTCAGGTCAAAAAAATTCTTGATTGGATTTATCAAGATGCCACTATCTATTTGAGTAGGAAATATGAATTATTCAAATCATATTGTGAAACACATCAATTTAGGTTTGATGATTAGGCAAATGCTAATAGTTTCGGTATCTTTAATAAATAATCGGGATTTATTTCAAAATAAGTTGGGCGTAGAGAGCGAGAATAAGTTTGCTGCATATTATCGCACGCCATTTTAGTCACATAATAATCGATATCATCATCTTTTATCCCGATAAAATAAACGCCTCGTTGAGTTCCAATAGGAGAATTGCTAACTCTAAGAAAATCAGCCCAATCATCAGAATTTTCTGTTTTGTAAAATAGAATAAGGTCCATCCGAATCTATATAGTTCTATGAGAATGTGGCATATTGGGCACATAAACAATTCTCAAATCATTTAATGGAACTAATAATTCCACTTGATTCTCCTTTAGAGCATCTCGGTACAAGATTGCAGCATCAATAATGTAATCATTCACTTTTTAGACCAATGTTTAAGGAAGACTTTCCTTCCTTCTTGATACAATTTCGGAATATTAATTTGTTGCGCTGAGACTTTACCAAAATGGGTAACATCTAACAGCTTCACAACAGTAATAGGAATCTGTTTTTGACGAGCACGAAAACTTAGATCAGTATCATTGAAATAGAAAGGAAATTCTTCATTCCAATATCCAACCTTTTCCCAAACTTCTTTGCGTGCAGCAATACACCAACCACCAAGATAACTATTACCATCTAATTGTTCGTTGGCCTCTTTAACGAAATTAAGGTTCTTATCCAGAAGCCCCATGGTTGGTCCAACTAGTCCTTGAGTAGCATCACAAGTTTCAATGATTTGCTTAGTCCATGTAGAATGGTTGGCACGAACCCTTATGTCATTGTTCAGAAATAAGATGCGTTCACCCATCGCAATTCGGGCACCCTGATTACAAGCTTTTGAGTGAAAAGTATTTTCTTTATTCTGAATATATGCAACGCCACATCCAGTAGGATTAGTTTTGAATAATTCATCACAGAACTTGTTGATTTCAACATTAGTCTCATCAGTACTGGCATTATCAATAATGATGATTTCATGATCGCTTGGCAATTGTACTAAATCCTTTAAACAAGACTTGGTAAAATTCCATTTATTGAAGACTGGAATAACAATGCTTAGTGCCTTATAGTTTGGGTCAGTTGTCATTTACATAGTCCTATAATCTGTTTAGCTGCATTTTCCCAAGTAAACTTATGGGCCATTTCTTGCATGCCTGGAGAAAATTTCTTTAAATAATCATCATAGTTAGCAACTAAATCTTTTAACTTAGCCGCAGCTTGCTCCTGATCGGGATCAAATACCTCTGCATATGGAGAGGGCTCCCAATACTGCATTCTCATATCTGCTCTAATAATTTTACCATCTATTAGAATAGAATTATCATCATTCATATAATCTAATTGTCCACCATATCTTGGTGCTACCACAATTTTATTCGCAGCAAACCCTTCTAGCCCAGGCATCCAAAAACACTCCGCATGTGTCATTGTGAATACAATATCACATGCATTGTATAAAGTCTCAATATCAACGATAAACTTATCAATGATTTCTACTTCGGCATGTTGTGGATATTCTTTTTGCCAACGAGAATAAATATCATTAAAAGACACGTCAAATGCCATTAGATTATTGTTGGCACTCTTACGAGATACCTTTAATACTAAACACACATCATCTGCTTTAGTAAAAGCTTTACCAAAAGCTTTAAGTAGGCCAGGTATATTCTTGCGCAAATGAGGCTGCGCTATATTGACCAATATCTTATATTTCTTATTAGTCTTTAATGGATACTTACCTAAATTAGCAAATCTCTCTAAGTGAATGCCATGAGGTACAACAACTTGTACTTCAGGTGACATACCATTATCAGTAAATACTTTTCTAGAAAATTGAGAAGATGGCAAAACTAAGTCAACACATTTGGCATGTTTAGAAAATGCTGTTGGTAATTTAGTGGTTTCATAATTCCAAATACCAAATCTATTCTTGTTCCCCCTTACAAAATAATTACAGAAATTACGGAGTGCTGTGTACGACATTTGCATATCATAATTAGCATCTAGTTTAGAGGCAATCTTCTCAACATACTGATCTGGTGTCACCCCTTCTTCCTCAGTAACAAAACCTTTCAAATTAGGTTTAAGGTCTTCTGGAAAATGCTGTGTACCATTAGTAGAAAATAAATCTACCTGGTGTCCCAATTTAATGAATTCTCTAGATAGATTTTGAGCAACGATTGACCAACTGTGATTTTTAGCGAGGAATCCAAACCAACAAACTTTCATGAACCCATCTATATCAGGTCCAGAGTGAACGGCGGATCTTGATAAGCCTGCTAATCATTTCATCTTCTTTAATTTCTGCTGCCGCTTCCATTTTCTGAAGCTCATCCAAGAGTTGATGCTCGGCGGGATCGTGTGTCTGTTTGGCTGTTAACCATCTATTTAGTAAATCATCGTGTAATTGAACATGACGTTCTCTTTCAATATTCCACCAATAATGAATTGCTTTTATTTCTAGATAATGATTGCGCTGTGAGGCCATGTACGGATTTGCATTAACATCCTCTTCAGAGGGACAATACATGTTTGGTAACTCTTCTTCAACAAATGTATTCAAAATATTGAACAGAGCATAAATCATCTTACTATCAGAATCTAACCATCCCCAACGATAGCTATACTTACCCTTCTTTTTTGGCTGCCTCAAATCCAAAAAATGATATCTATGACTAGGTAACAGATGACACTTAAGAAAATAGATTATGTCTTTCACATGACGACGAATCTTAGTTTTAAACCAAAAGGGCAATGTTTCGGCAAAGAAATATCTTATTGGATATTCCTTGCGCATCTTGTTATCCCAATCTTCCCAAGTGGGAGTATCATTATTGGCCTGCTTAAACAGTGCTACAGGTAAAGCATTGCTATCAGACCAGCCTAATTCCTTAGGGGAGGGTAGTTGGAAAATTTTCCATAATTTTTCTCTTAACATTTTTCCAAAATTCTGCGGATAAACCGCGCCTTACTAGAGGAGCATCATAGTTCGAAAAATTAGGATGTCAAGGGTTTCAAATATTATACTGGAGTTGGGCTTGGTAGGAATGGTACAAAGTTATAACTGTGAGCTAATGGAGGAGCAATCTGGGCCGAACCGTTTAGTGTCAAGTTATTGTATGTCATTACCAATCTCGCCATTTTGCAAATAGAAGTATCTAAGCTGCCACCAGGATCAGAATTCAAATGAACTTCATAAATCCAATTCGTAGCTCCGGCTGATAGAAGCGACTTTAGATCCTGAGAAACTAGATAAGTAGCTTGAGTATTATTAGTCGTCAATACAGGGCTAATACCGTTCAGTAGTACATAGCTATTAGTATTTACATTGTAGAGTCTAATAGCTGCGGTGTTAGCTGTATTTGTGCTTTCTACTATACATTCTAATTTAATACTGTCAAGGCCTTCTAAAATGAAACTATCAAATCTAAAGATGCAAGCACCAATAGCAGCAGGAGTATATCCATCATTTGAATAAGATCCAGACACAATTGGAATGTACATTGGTTGTTTGTACATAAAGCTTGGGTCTAAGAATCCATAACCATCTAGTTTGGGCACTTTATCAGCGTCTGGAATACCAGTAGAAAATGGTATAACATTAAGTAGCGTGTTAACAAATTGATAACTTAAACCGCTTCCATTACTCGTTAGAACTGTACCAAATGATCCTACATCATTTAGTCCAGTACCACCATTTAGAATTGGTAGAATACCAGTAACATCATTACCCAGATCAACTAAAGCTGATGGGCCGCCATCATTAGCGCCGCTAAATACGCTAATTAAGCTCAGCATATTTTGTACCTTAGTAGCATTAACAAAGAGCGGCTCGTTATTGAATCCACCCTTCTTTAAAAAGACGTGAACCTGAATCTTCGTGCTCAAAGTTCTCAATGTAGCATCTTGGTACAAATTAGTGAAGTTCAAAGTAAGTAAACCGGTTTCAAAGTCTACGCTTACACCCATCTTACCATCTACAATGGCCCCAGTATATCCATCTGGACTCAAGCCATTTGTATTTGGAGAGAAAGACTGTACAGAAACCGAGAATCTAATTTGATCTTTGGAAAGCGCGTCCCTTTGAACATATGAACAGTCAGCGAATCTCATGGATGGAAATCCAAGACGAGTAGCTCCGTTACCAGTATAATCTGCAATGAAATCGTTCATAATATCAATAGTTCTTTCAGAACCAAATAAACCATCTGGGATTTCTAGAACGACAGTACCAACTTCAAAATCTACTTTATAGAAGTAACCATCAGGTCTCTGTAATTCACCATCTCCAATGATAAGATTATTAGGAACAAAGAAATCTACCTTACCAGGATCGAATGTTTGCGGTACTGGATAAACATTACACTGTATACCTTCAATTTCACAAATATTATGTACAACTCCTGATTCAGAAGTGAATACGCTTGGAACTAGTTTTGGATGTGCAGTAGTTATAACTAAAGAAGGATCCCAAACTAACTGTTTAGTAAATGATAATTGGATTGGAGAGTTGTAGAAATCATGACTTGTTAGATATCCATTTCCTAAGAATATGTCTTGTAATGGATGTACTGTATCAGCGCGGTTAGCTGGATCCGCAGTGTAATCATCCGATCTATCTACAAGGCCCTCAACTCTTAATCTAATAACATTGAAACGAGTACCAATTTTAGTATATGGATTAGTGCTTGGTGCAGGATAAGTAGCATGAGGTATTGCGGTAGTTGGCAATCTATCAATGTAGCTATTTAATAGGTATCCATCTGCTGTAGTAATAGCAAAATCTCCATTAATATCTGCTCTCATCATTTGAGCAAATACATCGCCAGTCAAGTAAATTTTTTGAATAGTCAAAACGTCTAGACCTGAATCTAGAGCGACAATGTTCCAAGATCCCCAATCTGCTTCATTTGAACCGCTATCTAAGATAACTAGTTTGTAAGTGCTTAAACCTACGATTGTGTTGAATTGAATGGTAGCACTAGTAAATTGAGCCAAAGAAGGATCATTTGGATTAGCAACTAAAACTCCATCGGAAGCTGAAGCTACCACATACCCATCATTAGGATTTAGTAGTTGGAAACTAATACCAAATAAATTAGCAAATGGTTGTGTTAGTGTTTGATATCCATTTTGAACAACAGTAGAATATCCGTCTGTTACGATATTTGTATGAAGTGGCAAGCCAACATTCATATTGTAACCAATAAATTTATTTAGAAGTGAAAGATCATTCTCATCAATAATTCCATTACCATCTACATCTCCTAAAATCATAGAACATAGTCTTGCATCAGCAATACGATATGCTGTGAATGGAGCGGCGGCATCTGGTCTAATTATTGCCCCGACTAAATCACCATTGAGTAAACTGGTTGCTAACCCACTAACTGCTAGATCAAATCTAACAGTATCTGTTGGGTCATCAACAATTCTAATAACAAGCTCATCTCTTACCATTGTAGCGCTGTACAATGTGGAATTAATATTTTGCTGACTGGTATCAAAAAATTTGATATTTTTGTCAGATATTGCCCCTAGAATGAGAGGTTCAGAGGTTTTCTCTAAATTAACAATATCAATTGAATTCATCAATGTAACTTGAGGAACATATTGTTGACGAGAGTCTACTGGATTACCCGTTCTTTGATCCGGTACTGGACTAGAAACTTCTGTTACTGCTTGAAGTACGGCACGGAAAACATCATTACCTACAAATTGTTTAGCACCGAATAAATTATCAATGGTTGCCAGCGAAGTTGGATCTGTAGTGGTTTTTGGAATAGTAACACCATGACCCTGATCATAAGCTTGGCCGTCAGAAATCTTGGCGGCGTCTGTCCAAACCACAAACCATAAATCCTGGTCTGGAATATCTACCCATAAAGCTCCAGTAAAAGTAGTAATTCTAGAATTGTCAATTAGATTTTGACCAGTTGCAATTAAGATATCGCATTGATTAGCTGAACCAGAACGTTTAATAGCTAAAGCATAATATTGTCCTGGAACCATAACATTTCCACCTGCAATTGGACTATTACTAAACACAAAGTCAACCGGTTGTGGAACAGAATCTAAAAGTATTCCAGCATCTTTTAAACTATTATAGTTGTAACTAATCTGGGCAATTGGGATATTGGATGGAGAGAAATCTATCGGAAGATTTGGTAAAAAGTCGGTTGGACAATCAATACTTGTTTGTAATGGATAGATACTAACAACGATATCTCCGTTCCAAACTAAATTATCTTGTTGTCCTGCAACTTGGTTTCTTACTGCAAGTAATAGAGAAATTTTTTGGACGCTATTAGTTGTTGCCTGAAACTTTTGACCAATCTGCGTAGTAACGTCACCACTTAAAATTGGTAGCAAATCTACTGGAGCAGATAAAATATTCAAACTATCAATGTTGTAAAGTGGCAAAGCATTTTGCAACATAGCTTCGATAGAGAGATTGTTAACAGAAGAGTCTAAAAAGAAATCTCTGAAAAATAAATTTGGTTGCTGATCTTGGGCAATCATAACAACATCTCTAGAAACTGTCATTGGTAGAGCTTCTGAGATAACTATCTTTCCACCTAGATTAAAAGAGATTTCTGGGTCTCCAATAAAATCGTTGAATAGTAAAACTAGAATTCTTGTGAAGTGTTTTCTGCTTGTCTGAGTTTCGTTATTCTTAAAGTAAAATGTCTCAAATTGTAAATTGGACTGGAAATCTAATCCAATAATACCAACTTTAACACGACGATGCCCTGAAGCTTTCGAATCCGTTAGTGAAATAGAAAGCTGATTTCCTAAATTATTATCAGATGGCTGATCTTGAGTTTCGATAGCAAGACCATCTAGAAATCCGATTGCCTTACTAGAATCAAATAAAACTTTAGCGACTAAATTTTCTGGGAGAACTCCGCCACCAATGTGGTTATTAATGATGGCAGCATCAATGGTATCATTAGCCATTTGCTCAGTAGATAGGTCTGTTTCATCTACCTGCTGGGCATCATACCAGATTGGTCTTTGTATAGATACGGGGGCTCGCTTTGTCATTATATCTCTCAGGTAATATACTTGATAAACACCCTGGAGTTGGCTGGCTTCAGGATATTGATAAGGTTTTCAAGTACTTCTTTAACTTTAGCACTACTACTTACTATACCAAAAGAATCGAAGATATTTACAGTAAAATCAAATGCTCCAGTTGCTCTATTGATCAATGTAGCAAAATTCGTATTTAAGGCATTCAACCTATCAAAATCTAACAACAAAGTAGTATATAGGTCTTTAGTAACAGGGAAGACGGTACTTAAATTGCTGCTGAAGTTAGCATCTAAAGGCTCACCGTATGGCGCATAAATTGGCCTGGATATGTTGCTTACTCTAAAGTTATCTAGTAAAGTGAATATTGAGTTGTTCTTTTTGTAATCAGCACCAATATTCAAAATGTTAATCGGGTCTTTGAATGGAATACTTCCAATCAAACCATATCCATCACCAACAGATACAGAACCATAAACCATAGGAAACTTACCAAATTGAAGACCTTGACCATACAGAACATCAGTATACTGATACCCATCAAGGAACAGTCTCATTTCATCGTTTCCAACTCCGCCGTTGATTTTGTAGCTAGCCTTAACACGATGCCAAGTATTTCTAGCCCAACGAGTTGGGCCTCGAACTACATAGTCAAACCCGGATGCTCTGATCTGGAAATTAATGTAACCATAGAGATCCTTATAAATTGAGATACGGTCGCCCTGAAGTCCAGTTGGAAGGTAAGTTACAACAACTTTAGAATTTTGAGCAGGCAATCTTCTGTTTAATCTAATAACCTGGGTGTTAATTGTAACATTATTGTTATTTGTTGTTTGATAAGTAACCAAAACTTGCATGTTTGGTTGTGGTAGACCTGTGCCTAGGAAAATGGTTTTACGATCAGCTCCTACTGTTCCACCAGCATAGTAATCTTTTTCAGTAAAATCACCAATAGCCTTAACAGAAATTACTTGTAGTATTGGCTGAGAAACTACAACCACAGAAGTGCCCATAACTATAGCATCTTCTTGTAAAGCGTGTTGAGTATCAACTTCTAATTTACCACCAACAAAATAATCGATCTTTGGATCTCCCGCAGCTAATGTAACACTAAGTATTTCAGAGGCTGGCGAGGAAATTTTAACAGACACATTATTGATACTTGTAACTGTTTCTGTAACTGCGCCAAACCCATCGAAATAATATCTCAAGTTAGGATCATTAGCAGTATCAAAAAGTGGACTCATCCAAAATTCAATAGTTCCTTGATTTCTAGTATCTAAAATTCCATCATTAGACATCACAATTGGTTCATCTAGTATTACCATACTTTCACTAAAATTATCACTAACAGTAAAGTCAGACTGGAAATGTTTATGGTCATTATTTGTGCTAGCATAGAATTTAGCTTCATTAGAAAATGGCGTACTATCAAAATCAACTAACACTAATGTATTTGCATCAGGCTTTGTTGTTTTAAGTGTATTATAATCTTTAGTTACAGATCTCTTATTGAGTGCAACAACCTCACCTATTCTAGTATCAGTTAACATAATAGAATAGATAGTGACATGGTCAATGATTGCATTAGCTTGATTATTACCCTGGAAATCACTACCAAAGTACATTTTACTATTGAGTGAATCGAATTTTATTCTAGCATATGTAGAATACTCAAGCTCATAAAATCCTTGATCTAAGAAATATTGTTGACTTGGCAGAACACTTGCTTCTAAAGTAAAGAATCCATTTTGTAATCCACTACGATATTGTGTAGTATTTAATACTTGATATTTTGCATTAGCAAAACTTGGTAGTGGAACAGGGAACGAAGCGGCAGTTGGAGCAATAGTTAAGGAATGTCTATCTGATGATAGTCCTGTAATTTGATAAAACCCTGCTACTGTTGGCGGGGTATGAATTATCAAAGTATTTCCAACATCCAAGGCGCTGAAAGTATTATTTGGATCCGTCACTACATTATCAATACCATTACCAGAAAGAGTATATCCACCATTAATATGATAACTATATCTAACTACTGGAACAAGCCCGCTTGATTCGCTGTGTGTAATAGGGTATTTCTCTCGCAGCTCTACTGCTAATGCATTTTTACTTGTATTAATTGGTTTAACGTTTACCCACATATAATTTAAAGAAACAAATGTGTTAGTAAAATCAAGAGTACCGTAGTTGGTGAATGTGATAGTTTCGCTAATAGTATTTATTCCGGAAACACCATTAATAGTTACTTGAACTGGTGTTGAAAAATCAACATTAGTTCCACTAATGGTAGCTTGAATGGTTCTTCCAATTTGAGCATTAGAGGGTGCTGCGGTAGGAAGATAATTAGAAACAAACATTCCACTCATTAAAGTTGAGTTAGTCGGACCAATGGCTGTAGTGGGCGTAATTATTCTGGTGATATTAGCTTCATCTAAATTAATTGGAGGCGGTAGTTGAGTCTGTAAAATATTCTCCAACTGAGAACTCCAGACATAATATTGCCTCTTAACATCTTTATAGTTAAGACCTAGTGTTCTTATTAGAATTAAATCATTAGCAAATACATTATTCGAGACTGTTAGAATGTTATTAAAATTACTATCTTGATTAATACTATAAGATGGATTAAGCGCCCTAACACCAGAAATTTCATTTTCAGTGTTAGAGTAAATATAGAAGGTAGCCCCTGACAAACTAAGTGGTGCAGGATCAGTTATAGTTAATGTATTTCCGCTAACTTGTACAATACTGTAAGTAAGAGCAAAAGATGAATTATCTATTCTTAATAGATATCCTGGCTTAACATTTAATGTAGTAAAATTATGACTAGAAGAGGATACTACATTTGATCCTGAATTGGTTACTAAACCTGTACCTTCCACAAAAGTATGAATAGTTGTAACTGCGATATTTGGAGCGATATTAATATCGGAAGTTACAGAGTAGTCAGTTTGATTAATAGAGAATCTGCCACCAGTCATGGTAATTGGTAGAACTGAACTTAATGTTAATTCTTGACCATCAATGTCTACAATGGTATATCCTACTGGTGAAAATCCATTTTCATTAATGAAAATTGTATCACCTACAAAAATATCATACTGGCTAAAGTTTATACTAGATGTAACTAATGAAGATCCGCTTGTAGTCACTAGATCATTAGAGCCCACAATATCACGAGCGGCTAACCCTACTATCTCTTCCGGATTAACAGTTCTAAATTTCTCATGCAAATATGGTTGTAGTTTTTGACCATATTTGATAATATTAGTAACTTCTAAGCCATCAATGAATAGATGCATTTCATCGCGATTGTTTCTAGTGTTTAATTTCCAAGATGCAGCAACCATGTGTGGAACATTAACTTTCCAAGAAGAAACGTCTGCACTGATGTTCCACATTTTATGTTCTCTATCATAAACTCTGAAGTTTATGTAACCGCTTACATCTTTGAAAATAGACAATCGGCTGGAATCTTTAGTTTTTCCAAAGTCCAAAATATAATGCTCTACATCAGAAATAAATGTGATACCTTCGTCAATACCATACCCATCTACTCTTGGTCGAAGAGTAAAGTTAACTTTATTAGTACCAGTAAAAGTGCTCATATTAGCCGGCTTAATTGGACTAATAGATTTAACATCATAGAATTTACCTGTGGAGAGAATTTGGAGTTGGTAAGTATGATAGTTAGGAGCCACATATCCATCGACAACTGCCACGTACCAACGATAGAAGCTACCCGAAATATCTTTATCATAATAAATGAAAACACCGTCTTTATTTTTGTTAGGGCGGCCAGTGACATTTGACGTTTTATCCAGGGTAAATTGGTTTTTTAAATCTATAGTAGGGTGATACTCTGATCCTCCAATAAGCACTCTATATGGATCAATAGCATAACCATCTCTTGTAATGATAAAAGTCAATTCAGCATCATTATCAATACCATTCCACTGAGGGAGTACCCAAGTTTCAAAAGTTCCCTCTTCTAATCTTAGATTAGAATTAACTGGTATTGTAATGGTTTGATCTGGCTGATCAATTAATACTCCATTACCATAGTGAGCTGGCAGTAACTGAAACTCTCCAGTTGTTTCTACATCAATTGGAAACAATAAACTACTACCTAGTGACCAAATCTCAAAAGCAGATTCAATAACTTCTGGTTCTACGTGCGTAATAATCTGTCCAATATTTTTGATGGCAGCTACAGTTGGTCCTTGTACAAAGGATGATAATGCTGCTTGTAGCGCTTCACGATATCTTTCTCTATCTAATGAAAGATCAAAATTAGAGAGTGTAGGGACATTTACCAAAGTTCCAAAATTCTTAAGTAAAGAATCACGAAGGGCGCCGGCCTTGTAAGATACATAATAGTCCGCACCCGTTGGCAGAGTTAAATTCTTACGAAAATCAATAACATTATCACCATACTCATAACTAACTACAATTTCATCAGCAACATAAGTATAATCAGAGAATAAATCGCCCTTATTATAATCTACTATTACTCTTTGGAATGGCATTATAGTAAATGAATATGTAACACTAACCACATCTCCTACTTGTGGAGATCCAATGCCAGATAGTACTAGTTTAAGAGGATTACCAGGAACAACAATTCCGGAGCCATTCCACAATGATTGTGAATCTACAGTTCTAACTACACTGAAAGTATACTCGATACCAGGTGATAAATAAGGAATATTTTCATTGAGTACTACAAAATAATTTGAGCCATCAAACTGAACACTTTCGAAAGATTGCTTATTGATTGTTCTTACTGTAATATTAAAGTTGTTGGCAGTACTAACAAATCCAAAATTGATTGGATTACTACTGTTAGACAAATCGTTAAATTCATAAACACTTCTAACAAACTTAACAGCATTAGTTACGCCAGGAACAAATGTAGAATCAACAAATGCACCAATTTGATTCTGATAAATTTGATAAGGAGCAGATATTGAGCCGTTTAAAAATGCCTCATCAGAAGCTTCTAGGCCATCTGGAACAATTGATCCATCTTCAAATGATACATAAGAAAATTGCTTGTTTTTTGGATTTAAAATACTAACACGATAGTAAATATCATCAACACTAACTACATGAGGAAAATTTGGAACAATACTATTTTTCTTGTAGGTAACAGTTCCAATATCATTGCTCTGGGTTGATGATACGGCAACATATACAATTCCATTTTTATAGTCAATGGTATATTCACCAACATTTTGTAAACCATTAATATTTGATGCTGCATCAAACTCCTGGTCATACCACATTTCTGTGACAAAAACATTTCCATTAGTAAATGTAACACTAGAGTTAAATGATGCACCAATACCATCCTGTGAAGAATTAATGATGGTATTGTTCATTAAAAATATTGTAAAAATACGTAAGCTACTGGTATTTATACTTGTTGTATTTATTCCTAAAAGCTCATTGGTAACTGTTTCAAAAGTAGTATTTTCTCCTGTACGCTGTAATATTCGTGGAGGCTTGTTAAACTTAAAATAAACAGTATCTTCATTCCACCTATCTAGAAGATAGATCTCGCCCGATGTTTCATTAAAAATCTGAAAGACATTAGTTATTGGTGAATTAATGGTTTTGAGAGAATTAAGCGCTGTTAATCTATTACCCACTCTTTCATTAATAGCTTCTTTATGTATGTTAGCCTCATAATCTACACCAGGCACTAATACTTGTTCATAGTTAAATGCAATAGTACCAGCTTGCCCAACTAGATTTCCTAGCGGCAATGCAACTATCTCTACTAAATCACTGTCATATACATAATCAGTTTCTGGAGTAAAAGTAAACTTGTAATAGTAAGTAGCTAATGGCGGTGATGGGCCTGTACCATCATTATTACTATTCTCTCCATACACATATACTGTGCCTGTCTCATAATCAATGGCATAAATTCCTGGAGAAGATGGTAGCGCACTTAAACTAAATGGAATTTCAGTTAAAAAGGCCGGATGAGGAGCACCTGTTCCAGAATTTGGATCTATAAATGTAACCCCACCAGTAACTGGAATATTATTAGTTGCATCAGTTATTGGCGCATGTGCCAAACTAAATATGTTAATGATTGGTGGTAAAACCTCTCGAACAGACTGTAAAGTAGTATACGTACTTACTGAATCAGGATCTATTTGAATACCTAGCCCTTTGTATTCATACTCTACTGTAACATGAAAAATTTTATCGAGTGAAAAGTTAGGATCATCGAGTATAGACTCATTTATTTTGACTTGATTATTTTTTAGCAACAAATAACTGGAAGCATAATCTTGATCAAAAGTAGAATCCAATAATTGATATCCTAGTCTAGAAATATCATAATCAAAAACCGGATTAGATGTGGTTAGAGTAAAAGTTATCTTGTTAACCTTAGTAACTGGCTTATTACTCAGGTTAAAAATAAGATTATTGATGTTGAAAGTACCATTGTCGTCATTAGATGATGGTTGCACAATTTCAACAGCAGATTGTCTCTGTAATGTTACTGGGAAAGAAGGAAAACTGTCAAATACAAAAGTGTTAGGAACTGGGGCCGCAGTAGCGCCGAATCCTACCCTAAATACTTCATATACGGCTTCTTCATACAATCTTTCAAATGGCGTTTCACCTTTTGTATGCAACTCATCTACTACAGTAAAAGAAAGATAATTCTCATTTGCTAGCTGCCTAATATCATACAAAGCTCTAGAAAAATTAATTGCTATAGATTGAATATATTTGTTAATTACAGTGGTACTATCGCTAGCTTTATATATATTGTTTTGATAAAAAGACTGCAAATAATCATTGACAGGATTATCATTGGGCAGTGGTCCAGTAATGATCATTCTATTAGAAACACCATCTTCAGATAGTTTTACATCACCGTTTAATGATGTGAAAGGGTGGCTTTCTGTAGATTGAAATTGCAAATAGTATGCAGCATATGGAGTAAGCGGCTGGCAAGTAATAGAAAATACATTACCAGTTATAGATACTTCCAAAACTTTCGAGTTAGGAATATTTTCTGTTTGAGAAATTATTGAAGCGTTGGTAGGCAACAAATTACCGGTCAATGTTTCTGTAAAAGAAACATCTATGCTAGTGCTGCTGTTTATTACTACATTAACGATTCTTAGTATTGTCATCTGGTTTCAGTGTTAATATTGATGGTATTTGATTGGAAATACTCATCTTCAGCAGCGGTAATACTTAGTACTTGACCTGGTAACCCAGACTTATTGAAGAATAGTATTCTAGCCCTATCTATACCCTGTACGCCCTGTGCTATGTTAATTAACGTGATTTGATCTATTGTTTGTCCAAGTTGAGTGCTTGTAAGAGCGGCTACTAATTGGTTACGTAGATTTTGTAGAACAGTAGAGGATGTAGTTAGGAAGTTTTGATTAATTACTACGTTCATAGTTAAATCAATCAAAATTAGCTTAGCAGATTTAACTAAAACGTCTGCATTAATTGGACGACTGTTTTCGATAGCAAAAGTAGTATCTGATATTAGCTTATTGTAATTATACTGTATCAGAATTCTTTCATTCTGTTTTGGAGCTAGATAGTTGTAGAAAATCGTATATCTAGCACCCACACTAGGTTTAGTAAAAGAGGTTGCTGTAAATTTAGTTGCCTGAGAGGATTGAAATCCACTATTTACATAAATCTGATTTATTAAAGCAAACTTCTTATTTGTATATAACGAACCAATTCTAGTATATGCAAGATTTTCAGAATCATTTTCATTTGTATAATAGAAAGTAATCCTAATTAAATCTCCCACAGTAGGTAAGTTATTTGTAGAGCCAGTTAAAGTGTTGTTGGTTGTAGCTGGTAAAACAAAATCTACACCTGATAGCAGTGGATTTGCCCTCATAGTATCAGCAAAAAATAGGTTGTTTGCAATAGTGCTACCAACAGTATCATAAGTAGTAAGTATATTGGTTACCACATCGCTGCCTGTTGAAAAGGTAGTTACCTTTTCAGCTTTTACTATCTTAGCTATCTTTATTGTGCTTGGTATACTAGCAGTTGAGCTGAGATTTAAAGCTTTACGTAAAGCTTCTTGTAAGTTTTGCCGTAACCCAGTACTAGTTGCTGTAAAAATTACATCAGAAGCTAAAGCCATAGTAGTTCCAATAACTGATACTACACCAGTATTAACGACTTGATCTACAATGCTTCCAGTAATGCGAGTTGGAGCTTTACGTAAATTGCTAAAGTTAAAGAACATAACGTAGACAAAATCTCCTGGAACCGCATTTGTAGATTTTGGAATAATCAATCTGTTATTGGCTTGATCTATAGTTCCAGAATAATTCCATAATTCTTTACCATCTAATAATCTGACTATAGAAATATTATTTGCAGTAATGTGGTTTAACATACTAGTGATAGTAATATTATTTGTGCCAATACTGTACGATACAATATCAAAGTAGCCATCATTATTTGGAGCAACTGCGCCTGTAATTTTGATACGCTTATTTGTTAAATCTGGTAAACTAGAAAAATTAACAGATAAACTATTTATAAATGCTTGCGTACTATTTATTGGGGTTAAGTACCCATCAGTGACGCTAAACAAAACTGTGTCACTGTTTTGTTCAACTACATCAAATTTTAATCCGCTTGATTGGGCCGTAAACTCAACGAGTGGAACAGTAAAGTTTTTTGTAATAGGGTCTTCGCCTAAACTATTAATGCGAGTCTTGATGATTCTATTACTAAAACTAAATGGCTGGAATCTTCTAATATCCGTTGCATAGTAGATAACTAATACACGATCGGCAGTTAATGGAGTATTAAATCCAGTTAGAATAAGTTGATAATTACCACTTACTCCTACAGTAACTGTTCCTTTATTATCTGGATTCCATAATTCTTTGCCATCAGATAATCTAACAACTGAAAGAATATTGTCAGTCAATAAGGTATAATCAGTGTTGGGGAGATTTAACTCAACAAAGAATTGGTTGCTTAGATTTAACCGAACAATCCGGTTTTCTCTTCTAGAAATGTTAGCGATACTAAAGTTATTAAATCCACTGTTGTTGGAAAGAGAAAATCCATTACCCAACCTGCTTGTTGGCAAATTTATTATTGCTGAAGAGAATAAGTCATTGACATTTGCAATATAATTTACTAGCAAATTAATTCTATCAGCAGATGAATTAACCAATGATGATGGAATGGTAACTTGTGTGCCGTTACTACTTCCTTGAAGCGTATTTGACTGAAAAATATTAGTGGCATTCAAAATAGCAGAAACTCTATCTCCCACTTGCGCTGGAGTGTCTGTTGGTAAAATAACGGTCGTATTGTATAAAATATTAATTCCAACCACCGTGGCCACATTGGAAAATGATCCGTCTAGCTGGTCTGTTTTATAAAGTTCTGTTCCGTTGTTCTTCCAAACAATAGAGTCAACAGAGGTTGATGGTGTTTCAAGATTATTTAGAGCAACAGATAGCCTATTAACGAACACACCAGATCCAATAATTTGAACATACCCATCTACTTGTGTAAATGTGTTTGTAGAGATAATAGTATCAACCGGATGTGATGTAGTTCCGATATAATAATTGTTTCCAGGACTCAAAACAAATTCAACTACTTCATTTTTAATAGCGGAAGGATATCCCCAATCAACACTATCTGTAACAGCTCTAGGATTTTGTGTATTTTGCAGACCATCAAAATCAGAATATCGATCATAATCAACTACCCAAGTATAATCTACTTGCAAAATATCGCTTGGTGCCGGTAAAGTATTTCCTGATATTTTAATTCTTCCAGTTGTATTATTTGGAGAAGTATCATCAACGTTCTGATCAACAATCAAATATCTCTCGCCAGTATTCGTATTAAATACTCTTGTAACATTAGTTGCCGGATAATGTAAAAGTTGAATTATGGTTCGATCGCTAGTAACAATACTATTCTCGTTAGTTACACTCAACTGCTGCTGAGTATTAGAAATTTGTTGTACTTCAGTAAAAGTGGTTGGGTCTTGTCCATTAGACTGGCCCTTAATTACATCTTCTTGAAATTCAATTTGGTTGCTCTTCCATACGAAAGTATCAAATCCAAAACAACTACCACCATATACTCCGGTGTCTTTAACCAGCAAATAATTTCCGGAACCACGACCAAATTGATCTACAGTATATGGTATAAAATTTGAACCACTACTAGAGCCTGTGACCTGATTAATAGTACTTACTGGCTGTGCAGGTAATTGTCCATTTTTGATGTCTTTAACTCTCTTTTGAGAAATGCTTAAATTAGCATCTGCATCAATTTGTCCTAACACGAAATTGTTTTTAGAGCTTGTTGGATCGTTATTGTTACTTTTGTCTTGATAGATAAAAGTATCTGTATTAGCTACATCATTTGTTCCTAATACAACTACATCTACTTTCCCGCCGGCACCCTCCTGAATAATTGTCAAAGTTCCATTGATAGTTTCTACAACAGACCCGTCACGAGTCATTAGTGGATTACCTGGTTCAATAACTACAGCATCCTGAACTCCAGTTACACTTAGAGCCGCATTCAAATATCCAAGTTGTGTTCCCACGCTAGAGCCACTAAATGTAGAAAGAATACGATTTCTAAATGCAGCATCTGTTTCTTGATCAGTACCACCTGCGAAGCTAGCAATATTTGTGACATTGCTAATGCCAGGTATAGCCACTTTAGATAAACTGTACTGGCCGATATTACCAGAAGAGCCTGGAGAGTTTGCAGTAACAGTAACCTGAACAGCATACTGATCTGTAATTCCTACAAATGCTAATTGAGCAGCAAACTTAGTAGCTACAGATCTATAGAAATTGATATTTGATGGAACTAGTGAAGTACCATTTACAACACTAAAACTTAAGCCGCCTAATGTGTAAATTGGGGCGCCTTTGTTAATATTAATTACTGAATTTAAAGAAGGGAATGTAAGTAAAGCCACTCCAGTCGATGGAGTAGACTGTTTTCTAATCAAACCAAAATTTTTACCTAGGTTATCTAAATCCGTGCCAATAGAAAGTCTAAGAGATTGCTTATTGGAAACGCCTTGTAATTGGTCATAAAGTAATGATAATTGGGATGATGGACCTTCAATGAATAAATCTCTAGCCACTGTACCAGGCTTGGTATCTAAATCGGGCTGAGCCAATCTAAAAAAATCGATTAGACTGGCGATAATTTCATTGACAGAGCGAATCGTAACCATAAATTATCCTCAGATTGTTGAGATAGTAAAAGCGGTGGTAATTGGCTGAAACCCCTTAGTTAAACAACTTATCTTAACAGTAAAGAGTCTAGGATCAAAAGCGCTCTTTACTATAGATATACCTGTAATTGCTGCAAGTTGTTCATCCGCACTTACTTTTTGGAACGATTTAACTTGTAGTTGTTGTAATTGTTGAAGATTTGTAAGACAATTATTTAATTGTGATTTAGCAATTTGCACTACTACATTTGTCTGAAGTGGATTTCCAACAACAGATCTGGACAAAAATGAACCATAGGATGGATGTAATGGATTAGCTCCAACATCAGTCAAACAAATCTTAAGAATGTCTTGAATAAGCTTTTCGCTATCCACTACAGTCCGGAGGGCGCCCTGATTAATAACCAAATCGCCATTCACTATTTTCAGATCAAAAGACATATCTATACTCCACTCTATGATGTGAAATTATTAAGCAAATCGCCCAATTAAATCTCTGGGCCGTTATTATGAAATTGGTCTTGAAAAACCTGGTCCATAATCTGATAGAACCCTTTGACTGTCTTAGTTAAAGAGTCTAGAGCGTCTTGAATATTAGGCCTCTGGCCCGCTAAAGGTTGTTTAAGAGAATTTTCAGCACGAACAATTGCATCATCATCCAAAAAACCTAATAAATCTTCTTTAGGCATTACATATAAAGCACCCATAATCGCAATAATATCACAAAGGCCAAACCCACTAAACTCGCCCATAATCATTTCTACTACCTGCAATGCCTTAGAAGCATTATCAAGATGTTTTAGTCTTATAGAGTCTAATGTTTCTTGAGTTTGCGCACTAACATTGCCTTGGGCATCTGATGCGCTGCTATCAAACGGTAACTTATGGTTAAAGAAGGCGTTAAAAGCAAACCCACCACGGTCCGGTTTAGTATTGGCTTGAAATACATTAGCATTTATATTAGACATTAAGACTCGTGCTTGATTAAAAGCAATATCAAAATCATATGATGTCACTAAATCTAAGGATACATTTTCATTAAGTGGTACAGCGCGAGCACCTGAACCATTCTCAGGGCCCAGTGTAGATGGTACTGGTAACCAATAATAATCTCCTTGTACAGCGTATATTGTGTGAATGGCTTTAGACAGCTTGTACATCATCGCCCTAATAATAGATAAGTATTGTGCAAAAGCGGCTTGTTCAGACAGCTTATAAATACTATTACTGAATAGTTGACTAATGGTTACATCACCAATATTAATAGTTTGAATACTCTTAACCTCTTTAACATAATTGACGATGTTAGTAGTGGCCGTTCCAGAATCTATACTGTTAAACTGAGAGAATCTCTCAGTAATAATTTTTTCTAGAAGCGGGCGCTCACAAAATGACGTACTATTTGCTTTTAGATATTTAGCATTTGGAACAAATGGAACTGCTACTCTTTTTGATAGACCAGTAGAAGTTTTGGACTCGTTAGACCAAATGCTAAAGTCAATACGAGGATCCACCATGAATGGTTTTATAATATGAAAATGTTGTTGAAATACACTAGGATTAGTAATGGAAGCGTTAGGTTTTCTACCGCTAGAATCTTGATAATCCGCTAATAGTATCTTATTATCTCCTACTAAACTATAGGTAGAAAAAATACTTATATTGTTGACTTGATTATTAACTTCAAAATCAAACGAATCATCCCCATTCTTAAATGAATCTGATGTAAACTTACGTAGATTAGGTGCACCATTTTCGCCATACGTACCAGACATTAGTGATAAAACTCCGGCTTCCACTGAAGTGGGCACATTAAACACACGTAAAGTATTGTTAGCGTAGGATTCTCTAACTTGTGATAGTGCCTCAAACTTAGGGTCTATGTTACTAGCAATTTGAATTTTAGTGGCTAAGGAAATTTTTCTAGTAACACCAGGTATTTTAACTACGTCCAGTCCAGGATTGTAGAATGCGCTTTTATCTTTATTGATAACTGGAAATCCTAAAATACGGAAAAATGTGTGGCATCTACTTTCTTGTACTAGCTGTACTGGAGTAGAAGTATTAGCACTAGGTGCAGGCGTCTTAGAAGTTGGACTGATATTTAGAGAGGCAATAAGATTTTTAGTGGTTTGGCCGGTAACACCAATACTAATCTGTCCTCTCAAATCATCAATACCAACATTCTCACCAGCCTCATTGTCACCCGGTGTACTACCACCAGTTACAAAGTGCTTATACATTTTTGGGATGTCAGGATCAAAATTTGAGTTATTTTGAAATGCACTCTGTGGTCTTTCAGCCATTAGCTATTATCCTTATCTCTAAGTAAATCACCAGCATCACGACGTGGCTGTGTACCAGTGGTATCGCCTTCGCCAGTGAGTGGAATATTGTCTGGAGCTTGTGGAGAGAAGACGAATTCATAGTTCAATTTTTGAAGAACGTGAGATGGCGCCGTAGTTAGTTCACCTGTAGCATCATTTAATGTGCCAAATGTATTGGTACAGAATACTTGGTTTAAGAAAGAAACCATAATTTCTCCTTTACCAGGATTTGGACTTGTTAGATTGGCGGTAAATGCCTGATATCCATCATATGAGAATGCGCTCACAGTACCAACAGTTGGCGTAGCCACAATGTTTCTTGCAATATTTTCTGCGACATCAGTAGGTATACCATTGGTAATTGGTAATCCGCCATTTTCATTAATATTAACAGTAACTACAATTGGAGCCGTAGTAAACTGTGTTAATGGAGTCATGCTAAATGTACTTTTGCACGGATTAAACCCAATGCCAATCAATCCAAATATAGCATCCTTTGTATCTTGTTCCAATTTCCCTAAACATGTTAAACAAC